GGAACGCTTCAGGATCCGCCGGGTGCCGGGCGGGATTGGCTTCACCCGGAACAACAATCCGGAAGTGACGATCGCCACGACGATCCTGGCGTCCGGGACCGGCGTGACGATCTCGGTGTATCTCGAAAACAACGCGACGAGCAGCAAGCAATTAGACGTGGATTTTATCGATTTACTCGTGTCCGGGCTGACCCGCTGACCGGGCCACGGCGTAACCCAGGAGGTGCCACATGTTCTGTCCGACCGTGAAGGTGAAATGCCCCGCCAACCCCGGGAACCCGGCTGGCGAAATGATCATCAACCAGAGCGACTACGACGCGGCTCCCGATCAATACGAGCTGGTCTCCGACGCCCCGGTGGTAGACGCAGGCGCCCCGCCCGACGCCACCCCGGAGCCGAAAGCCAAGCGAGTCAAGCGAGTCGGGTAAGACACCCGCACCTAACAGGAGGAACCGATGGCGATTCAAGACGATTTCAGCGTCGCGGCCAATGGCGACATCCGCTACACCGGCAGCAGTGCGAACTACACCGTCATCGCTCTGCACCGCTGGCTCGGCGATTTAATGGACGATGCTGCGGCCAGCGGGAACGACATCCTGGACATCACGGACGCCACGGCCTCCGAGCGCGCGACTGACAACCTCATCACGCTGAACGCCCCCTACAACATCGACGATACGGCCGCGCAGCACCTGTACGACGGCTCGATCGTCCAGGACGGCGGCAACACGATCTACGACGGCGTCGTGGTCATCGCCAACGCCGGGATGCGGCTCGAGATCATCCAGAACGGCGCGCTGATCTCCCCGAATTTCTGGACCACCGGCCTGAACGCCGATGCGGCCAACGGCATCAGTCACCGCTTCATGGTGAAGGTGCGGACTGGCGGGAGCGACACCGACGGCCGCCGGTTGATCGGGCTCACCCGGGAATTCGGGTTTTCGTATTCCGAATTCAAGATCAACGGCACGGCCCGCGGGAACAACGTCATGGCGTTGACCTATGTGACGGACCTGAACAACCAGACGGCCGAGGGCACGGTCTCGGGCTGGTCGACCATTACCAACACCGAAGGATATCGCTCCATCGACGTGAACGGCGACACGACGCCGGAAAACTACTACAGCGAGTGGAACAAGGCCTCTTTCACGATCAATCAACTGTATGAGCGCATTAAGTGGCTCTCGCGGCGTGGCACAGGCAGCACGGTCTACGGACTCAGTGGGGTGCTGTTCCGCGGCATCACCCACGAAGTCAATCTCACGGGCGGCTCGGGGACCTGGAACGCGGTCGAAGCCGTGTCGTGGGGATCGGGCGGGACCGCCGGGACCGGCCAGATGCTGGCGGTGAACAACACGACCGCCACCAGCGCCACCAAGATGTGGATCCAGCTCATCTCGGGCGTGGCCCCCTCGGGGAGCGTAACGATCACGGGCGGCGGGTCGGGCGCGACGAACACGAACAGCGGCACCCCGACGGAGCGGACCATTCAATTCGGCGGCTCGGCCCCGATCACCTCGACCGGCTCGAGCCTCATCGGTAACTACGGGCTGGGCGTCGAGTCGGCGGACCTGTCGGCCTCCGATATTCTGTTTGATTTGACCAACACGCAGCGCAACCCGCCGAACAATGTGAGCTTCACGGTGAACGGGCTCGTGGCGTCGGAAGACCGGGTGCTGGTCACCCGGCTCGGCTACACCTTCGCGTTCAGCGGACAAACCTCCAACTTTGCCGACGGCGCCACCATCACGTTCTCGGGCGGCGGGACGGCCAAGCTCCTGGAGCAAACCGACCTGGGCGCCACCGGCTACTACACCGTGCGGATGCTGACCGGCGCGGTCCCGGCGGCGGCCGAGACGATGAGCGGCTCCGGCGACGGCACCGTGGCGAGCACCCCGGTGCCCACGATCGACGTCGAGCAATACACGAATGCGGCCCTCCTGAACGGCGCGTCCGTGACGTCCATCGTGGTGAACGAGACGATCGACAGCGACACCCCCGCGACCGGGACCATCCGGATCCTGCGGAACTCGGGCATCCGGACGGTCCACACGTACTCCAGCTGGGCCACCTCGACCTTCACGATTGCGAGCGCCGATTTTTCGACCGACAACGCGGCGTCGGGCAACGGGGTCTTTTCCACCTTCATCGACAAAGTCGCGGCGGCCACCGGCGAGAGCTTCACGGTCGTGTTCAACACGACGCGCAACCTCTTTGTGCGAGTGCGGGACGGCGGCGGCTCGCCCATCAAGACGTTTGAAACGACCGGGACGTTGACGAGTGCCGGCGGGTCCACCACGGCGATCAGAACAACCGACACGTAAGCAAGGAGGGCTCGATGGCGCAAGCACAATTCAGCTTACTGGACCACGCGACCTATACCAACGCCGGGATCACGGCGAACGGCGTGCATCAACTCTATTGCTCGCCGACGCAGGGCAACACCTTCAGCCTGACGAGCATGCGGATGATCATCGACTACCACAGCCTCGCGCCGAACGACCTGCCGGGCGGCCTCGGCTTGGTGGTTGAAGGGAAGAACGGCGGGAACTGGTATCCCATCGCTCACCAATACGAGCGCTACTACAACAATGTGCAAGGCACCCAGCGGATCATCGTCTTGCAGCCGGACATCTCGCTCTACGACGACGGGATCGACTCGATCATTTACGTCGGCGGGCAAACGATCTGCCGGGTCTCCCGGCAACAAGGACGGGTCGGCAGCGATTGGCGTGTGAAATTGCTCCTCGATGAACGGGCCTATGGACAAGCGCAGGCGTTCACCGGGACCACGGTCTCCATCATGGGGGAACTTTATGACGTCGCTTAGCTGTCCCTACTGCGCCGGTGCCGACTTCGCCGACATCGCCGAGCGACGCCCCGGGCAATTCGTGCAACAGTGCGGCACCTGTCAGCAATTCTCGGTACAGGTGCGTCCGAGCGGGCGCCGGTACGCCATGAGTAATCCGCAGAACCAGAACTCGGAACCACAGACGAGACCTTAATGGCGTCGGTGACTTCCAATTTGACGCGCGTGCATGACCTAGAAGGCTCACCCACCTTTAGCAACATTGGATCGGGCGGCGGCGCGGGTGTGAACACAGACATTTTTCTGCAAGCCTCACAATCAGGAGCGCGTCGTCGGTCTGGTGTGACGCTGGAGGGGTTCTGGCTCGATGACGGCGCGGGCAACAATCTCTCAGCCGCCGATTGCCATGTGGCGATGTGGTGCTGGGTGACCCACTACGGGAACCTCACCGCCCTGCAGGTGTGGCTCGGCGATTCCACAAGCGTCTACGATCAGCACGCTCTGAATTTGACGGAATACCCGGCCCTGGGCGGCTGGGTGCGGGTCTGGATCGATGTGTCACGGACCCCTGACGCCACAGCGGGCGGCGGATCAGGCGAATCTTCGGTGCGCTATTTCGGACTGGCCGTGTCGCTCCCGTCGGTCGGCGGCACCTCGCCCAACGTGGTCATGGATGCCATCGACTATGTAAACGGCGGCGCGGCCCTCGTGCTGACCGGCACCAGCGGCGTGTTTGCCGACTTCGCTACCAGCGATCAAAACACCACCAATCAGTATGGCGTCTTTCGATTGGTCGGCGGCGTCTATAACTGCCTGGCCCGGGTGCAGCTCGGCTCGGCTTCCTCGCTGGTGTTCACCGATGGGAGTTTTACCATCATCTTTCCCCAGCAAGCGCTCGTCAACGACACCTGGATGGGCATCACCATCGACTTGCAGCACGCGAGCACGTCGGTGACGTGGCTGAGCTGTGTGGTGCAATCAAGCGCGACCAAGAAGGGGGACTTGGTCGTCACGGGGACCAGCGGGACGTTCACGGCCGTGGGCCTCGTCGCCGGGAACCTGCGGATCGTCACCCTGAACTCCAAGTGCTCGGTGACCCAAAGCGCCATCGGGTCCTGCGGGCAAATCACCGCCGCGGGCGCGACGCTCACGAGCACCCAAGTCTCCGGCTACGAAGGCACGGCCAATACCTCGGCGCTGATTTGGGACGTCGCAACGAATCCCAGCACCCCGATGACCGGCATGACCTACACGAAGGGCACGGCGGCGACGCATGCTATTGAATTTGGCACGACTTCACCGACCAGCATGACGCTCACGAATGTGACGTTCAGCGGGTACAACGCGAGCAACAACGTCAACGACTCGGCCATCCATTTCAAGCGCACGACCGGCACCGTGACGTTGACGATCAGTGGCGGGACGACCCCCAGCTACCGGACCGATGGGGCGACGATCTCGATTGTGGCCGGAGCCGTCACGGTCGCGGTCAACGTGAAGAACACGAGCGGGTCGAACATCTCCGGAGCGAGAGTCCTCCTCAAGGCGGCCTCAGGGGGGCCCTTCCCCTTCGACGTGACCGTGACGATCAGCAACAGCGGCACGACCGCGACGGTGACGCACACCGGCCACGGGCTGGCGACGAACGACTATGTCGTGATCAAGGGGGCCTCGCTCGCGGCGAATAATGGCGTATGGCAGATCACGGTGACCGGGTCGAATTCCTATACCTACACGATGGCGAGCTCGCCCGGCTCGAGTCCGACCGGCACGATCAAAGCGACCTACGCCTGCCTCTATGGCACGACCGATGGGAGCGGCAATCTCTCAACATCAAAAGTGTACAGCTCCGCGCAGCCGGTGAGCGGGTGGGTGCGGAAAGCGACCGGCAGCCCGCTCTACAAAACCGCGGCGCTGGGCGGCTCGGTGAGCAATTCCACCGGCTATAGCGCCTCGGTGCAGATGATCGCCGATGAGTAACGACATCACCATCACGGCCCTGCCCCGGCGGAACGCCACGGCGGTGGAGCAGACGATCCGCGAGCACGAAGCGCTCCTGCGGGACGGCCTCCGGACGATTCAGGTCCTGCAGGCCACGGTCGCGCAGCTCAGCACCCGGCTCGAGCACGTCGAACACCGACTCGCCCGGGTGATGGGACAGCAACTCGGGACCGGCCCGACGGAGCGATAGGTGGCGATTACGATCGACTGGGGGCAGCGGATCATCAACGTGCCGCAGGCCGATCTCACGGCGCTCGGGGGGACCGTCTACGAGCTGGACGTAGATGCGTTTCGATTGACGCTGAAAGACCTGGAGGATGACGAGGCAGGCATGGCGTATCCCGACACCCACCGGCACAACACCGAAGTGACGCTCTCGGGCGTGACGTATGCCCGGACCTTCGAGATCATCAACCAGTACACGGTCTCGTTCGAATACACCGGCACGCCCTACCTGGTGAGCTGCGTGGGCGCGAACCATAACCTCGGCGACGTGACGAACTTCGACGGCGGCGCCAGCCTGCTGATCGGCAATAGCGCCGGGTTGATCGTGAAGACCGTCGGGAGCGGGTTGAGCACCCCGCAAGACACCCTGCTGACCCGGATCGGCGACATCCTGGAGGCCGACGAAGAGATCCGCGCCACGACGTTTAAGAAATTCCTGAAAGGGACCACGACCCCGTTGGTGAGCAAGACCGTCACGAAAGTCGGGAACGATGTGGATCTGCAGGAGCCCTGATGTGGAACAGCCTCTGGTACCTGCAGGGCGGGGGCGGCACCACCGGGGTCGTCCTGATAAGCGGAGGAGCAATCATGGAACCGTTACAAGCTGAGCTGGTCGACACGACCCTCGAGGCCGAATTGACCGACACCGTCCTGGCGGCCGACTTGGTGCCAGCGCTGGAAGCGGAGGTGGAGTGATGGCTACCGCCCTCGGCGCCCCGGTGACGTGCGATCTCGAACGCAGCGAAGACGACACCGACGACATCACGGTCCACTTGACGAACGCGGACGGCACCGACGCCACCGTGGTGGGTTGGACCGCCACGCTGTCGATCGGCCCCGATGCCGACACCCTGGGGACCGGCTACCAAGCCACCTACCCGGGGACCGGCGTATCGGGCGGGCTGATCCCGATCAACATGGATGCCTTCGACGTGCCGATCGGCAGCTACAAGTACGACATCCGGATCACCGACACCGTGACGGGCGACACCCCCGCGCGGGTCTATTTCAAGGGCAAGTTCAAAGTGACGAGCCGGATCAACTAAGGGGGCCGCATGCCAGTCACACTGATCGCAACCGCCGGTGACGCCAACGCCAACAGCTACAGCACGCTCGCGGAGGCCACGGCCTACCACGACACCCACCTGTACGGGAGCGCCTGGACCAACGCGGACCCGGACGACCAGGCCCGCGCGCTCATCTGGGCCACCCGGATCCTGGATGCCGAAGTGAACTGGGTCGGGAGCAAGTACACGGCGGACCAAGCCTTGCGCTGGCCCCGGAGCAGCGTGCTGGACCGGGATGGCTACACCGTGGCGGTCGACGCGATCCCGACGTTCCTCAAGCAGGCCACCGCGGAGCTGGCCCGGTGGCTGTTGACCGAGGACCGGACTGCCGAACGCGGCTACGGGATCACCCGGCTGAAAGCCGACGTCGTCGAGCTCGAATTCGACAAGAGCGACGAGCGGCCCATGCTGCCCGAGGCCGTCCTGTCGCTGATCGCCGGGTACGGCGACGCGGGCGCGCAGATTTCGGGCGTCGTGAAGCTCGTGAGGGTCTGATGGGGCTGAGCGAAACGATCCAGAAGTTTGTCCAGAGCGGCCTGAAAGCCACCGGCAACCTCCGGAAGGCCGCCACCTACCAGGTGGCCGGGACGCCTGTGTACAACCCGACGACCGGCACCCCCACCGTCTCGACCACGACCTACGCGATCGAGGCCCTGTTCACGAGTTTCAGCGACCGCGAGATCGACGGCGATCGCATCCGCCCCGAGGACCAGAAGTGCCTGGTGGCCGGGCTCGACCTGGCGGTAACGCCCGGCAAGAACGACACGATCCTGGTGGGGACGGCCGTCTGGTCGGTCGTGGAGATCCGCGGCATCCCGAGCGACGGGCTCTGGATCCTGCAGGTCAGGAGACCCTAGATGGCGAGCGCGGAACAACAGCAACACCTGTTCAACTTCGACCGGGACCTCGCGCGCTTCGCCAAGGCCCTGCAGATCGAGCTGGTGACGCTGATGAAAAAGATCGGGTTTGATCTCCTGGCCCGCATCGTGTCCCGGACGCCGGTCGACACCGGCCGGGCCCGGGCCAGCTGGGTCATCACGATCGGCGATCCCAGCGAGACCACCGCCCCTGCGGGCGAACACAAGCAGTACCAGACCGGCGAGGCCCCGAGCCCCCCGGCGGGCGTGGTGGCGGTGGAGCAGGCAAGCGCGGCGCTTGCCAGCGTCCAGGCCTACGACGACATCTGGATCGCCAATAACCTGCCCTACATCGAGCGCCTCGAGCACGGGCACAGCGGCCAAGCCCCCAGCGGGATGGTGGCGCTGGCGATCCAGGAGACCGAGACCGAACTCGACGTGGCGCTCCGGGAGGTGCCGGGATGAGCGGCTACGCCGACGAACGCCAGGCCATCGAAGCCCGCCTCGCGGCCAACTTCACGGCCATTCCGATCCAGTACGAGAACAGCCCGCTGCAAGAGTTGAAGACCGCCTACTGCGCGGTGTTCATCCGGCGCGGCGAGGGCCACCAGATCACGCTCGGCGACAGCCCCCAGCTGCACCGTTGGGCAGGCGTCATCATCGTGCAGGTGTTTGTCCCGGAGCACACCGGGACCCAGGCGGCCGCCACCTACGCCGACAGCATCGCGGCCGTGTTTCAGCGTCAAGAGTTTTCAGCCGGTGCCAGCGGGCTGATCCGCTGCCGGACGCCGCACGCGGAAGCCGCGGGCGCCCGGAACGGTTGGTACCAGCTCAACGTGGTGATCCCCTACATCAGGGACAAAACCATCTAACCCCGGGGGAACACCCGCCCGGTTCACAAAGGAGGCATCCCGTGGCACAAGCAGAAAGCAACCGCGTTGCCCTACACATCAGCGAGGAAACCGCCTGGGACGAAGTACCCAGCACCCCCACGATGGTGGAGCTGCCCTACACCAGCGAGACCATCGCCTACGAGAAACGGACCGTCCGGAGCAACATCGTGCGGGCCGATCGGCTGACCGACGACATCATCGAAGTCGGCGCCGGGAGCGGCGGGGACATCAACATCGAGTACAAATTCACCGACTTTGAGCTGCTCATCGAAGGCGCCCTGGGCAGCAAGTTCACCGACGGGACCGCGACCTTCACGGGCTCGTCTAACTTGAGCTTCGCCGCCAGCGGCGGGGGCACCCAAGTGCTGACGGCCCCGGCGTCGACCTGGGTGAATTTCGATGTAGGCGCATGGGTGCGGGTCTCCGGCGCGGACGCGGCCAATAACGGCGTGTTCAGGATCACCGCCATCACCTCGACGGATTTGACCATCACCAATCCGAGCGGGACGGTCCAGGCGAGCAGCTCCGCCACCGTCTCGCAGAAAATGGCCCGGACCGGGACCAACAAGTACAGCTACCTGGTGGAAAAGAGCTTCAACGACGTTACCCAATTCATCCACTACCGCGGCATGCGGGTCTCGACCTGGGCGATGAACATCGAAGCCGAGCAGATCATCACCGGCTCGTTCGGGCTCTTGGGCTCGCGGGCGGTGTCGCAAGGTACGACCATCAGCGGCAGCAAGAACGCGGCGGCCGGGCTGTCGGTCTGCGGCGCCACCAGCAACGTGGGCACCCTGCAGGAGAACGGCACCGGGCTGACCACGCCGGTGAAGGCCCTCCGGTTCAACCTGAACGCCAACCCCCGGCAGCTCACGGCCGTGGGGAACAAATACCCGATCGGCATCAACCTCGGGAGCTTCGAGATCACCGGCAGCCTGGATGTGTACTTCGAGGACGCCACCCTCTACACCAAATTCCTGGACCACAACGACTCGAACCTGACGGTCGAGATCGACAGCCCCGAGGACGACCGGACCATCATCACGATCAGCAACCTGAAGTTTACGAACGCCGCGCCGGTCGGCGCCGGGCTGAACCAGGACGTCATGCTGACGATGGAATTCACCGCGAAGCGGAACACGACGAGCGGCGCGATGATGCAGGTCGATCTGTTGACGTAAGGACGCCCCGCACGGCGCCAGGGTCGGGGCCCTATCCCCCGGCCCGCCGCCGTGCGGACCCGTGGGGCCGGGATGGGATGCCCCTCATCCCGAAACCCCACCACCCGTGTCATTCACCCAAGGAGGTAACACCTGATGGACATCCTGCGCGAAATGGGCACCGATTCAAAGAAGGCAGTCGAGGGCATCTGGATTGTGCTGGAGGACAGCGGAGACCACGAAGTCCCAGAGGACGAGATCGGCGATCGTCCGGCCGTGAAGATCGCCCGGGCCGACAACATCCACTACCAGAAGGCGCTCCGGAAACGGCTGGCCCCCTTGGTGGCCCGCGGCCGACGCATAGGCCTAGACCCCGAGGCCCAAGCGAAAGCCGAAGCCGAAAGCCTGCACGGGACCGTGCTGTTGGATTGGCGGAACCTCGTGGCGGGCAATGCCCCGTTTGACTTCAGCCGGGCCAACGTCGTGAAGGTGTGGACCGACATCGCGTATGTGGTGTTCAAGGACCGGCTCGCAGGCCTGATCCAGGACGCCGAACTGTTCCGCCTGGAACTGCAGGAGGAGCGCGAAAAAAACTAACCGCGGTCCTGGAATGGCAGCTGGCCTACGGTAAAGATGAGGCCTTTTATGCCGCCCAAGGACCGGACCATAAGGTCAACCAGAGCCGCCCCGATCTCGACGAGGAGAACGCCCTGTTGATGCAAGTTTTCACCATGCTGCACCCGTCCCGGCCCGTGCATTTCGGCGGCCCCGGCCCGATCCCCCTGCAGGAGATCGAAGCCTTCTGCCGGATGGCCGGGTTTGACGACGCTGAACGGTTCGACCTGGCGATGGAGATCCGCGGGCTCGACCTGCTGTACCTGCAGCTCTACGACCGGCAGCAACAAACCAAGCGGACCATCCTGCAGCCGAAAGGAAACGTCTGATGGCGGTCCTGAACGTCCTGATCAACAGCAAGGGCGCCCAAGCCGGAGCCGCCCAGGTCCGCACCGCCCTGACCAGCATGTCGAGCACCGCCCGGGTCGCCACCCAGGACATGGAGCGGCGCTTCGAGCGCATGAAATCCTCGATCCTGTCGGTCAAGACGGCCCTGGCGGCCTTGGCGCTCGGGGCGTTTGCCCGGGAGGCCTTCGGGGTGGCGATGGAGCTGGAACGGGCCGAACGGCAGATGACGGCCCTGACGACGTCGGCCGCGGCCGCCCGGGTGCAGCTCGAGCGGGTCCGGGCCATCGGCGATAAATTCCAATTCTTCAAAGACGAGGACCTGGCGTCCAGCTTCCGGCTGTTGGTCGCCAACGCGGTCCCACAGGCCGAACAAGCCCTCGACACCATCGCCAACATGGCGGCCCAGACCGGCGTCGACATCAACACCGCCACGATGGCGATCATTGGCGCCCAAGAACGGCAACTCCGGCAGCTCGGCGTGCAGCTGATCGACCTCGGCACCGGCAAGGCCCTGATCGCCTTCAACGGCATCCGGATCGAAGTCCAAAAGACCGACCAAGCCCTGCAGCGCGGGCTGATCGAGGTGCTGCGGAAAGGCGCGCCCGACGCCACCAAGGTGATGGCGAACCAGATGGAATTTCAATTCTCCCGCGTGAAGGACACCTGGGAGGACCTCCAGGTGGCGATTATGCGGGGCGGGCTGAACGACTACTTCAAGGCCCTCTTCAAGACGATCGCCGACACCTTCCAGCCCGAGCAAATCAACCGGGCGGGCAAGGAGATCGCCGACGCCACCATCACGACCCTCGAGCTGATGGCGAAAGCAGCCGCCGCGACTTACGACACCATCGCCCCGTTCGGCAAGCTCCTGTTCAGCGTGATCAAAAACGCCCTCGACGCCTTCGGGCGATTGCCCCCGGAGATCCAGACGATCGGGGTGGTGGGCTACCTGTTCCTCGGAACCAGCGGCCGCGCCGCCCTGGTGGCTGCGCTGGCCCTCGCCAACACCCTCGGGCTCAAGGTCGAGGACATCGGCAAGATGGCGTCCCAGCTCGGGACCGGCGTGCTGGACCTGGCCCAAGGGAGCCCGCTGGGCAAGATGCTACAGAAGAGTGCCGAGCTGGCGGCCGGGCAAGAGCTGAAGCGCACGCCGGGCAACACCCTGACGCCCGGGCCGAACGCCACGACCCTGGGCGGCTTGTTCCAAGGCGGACCAGAAGTCGAGAAGGCCGGGGAGAAGACCGATCGGTTCTTTGCTCGGCTCCGGGCCAACTTCCAGGCCGCCCAACAGCAGACGAAAGAGCTGGCTGAGGCCGGGGCCTCCGCCACCACCCTCCTGAAGGCCAACACCCTCGACGAGAACGCCGAAAAAGTCCGGGCTCAAATGGCGTTCATCCGGGCCAACCTGCAGGACGAGATCGCCCTCGAGCAGCAAAAGCGGGACCTCGGATTCCAGCCGGAGGTGGCGGAAGCCGAGAAACGGTCCCTCGAGGCCATCAGCAACCTCGAGAAACAAGGCCTCGAGCTGAACAAACAACAGCGCGACACGATCAAGGGCTACTTCCTCGAACTCGCCAAGGCCCAGCTCCTGACGGCCGACTGGAACACCAACCTCGAGATGGTGCAGCGGAGCCACGAAGCGGTCCGCAAGATCATGGAGCAGACCGCGGACCTGCAGCGCGATCTGAGCGACCAGGAGGAAGCCCTCCAGCAACCGCTCGGCGCGGCCCGCCGGGAAGCCGAGATCAAAGCGCAGATGATCCGGACGCTTGAGAAAGAGCGCGTCACCACCCTGCTGCCCAGCCAGCTCGACTGGCTCCAGAAACAAGCCACGGTGATCGCCGAGACCGAGACCCGCGTCCGCGGGCTGATGCTGGCGGAACGCCAACGGCTCGACACCGCCGAAGAATTGGCCCGGCTGCAGGAGGAAACCCGAGACCTGCAGGGCGGCACCCAGGCGGCCCCGATCGGGTCCATCCGGGGCGCCGTCGGGACCGAGCAGCCCTCGGCCGAGACCCTACTGGCCCGGCGACGACGGGAATTCGAACGGGAAGGCGCAGGCGGGGCGTTCGACGAAGCCACCGCCAAGCAAGAGATCCAAGAGGTGCTGCGCGCCCGGAACCTCAACCTCCTGACCCGGACCACGTTTGAACTCGAGCGGGAGGTGAAGCAGACCCAAATCCTGAACCAGGTGGCCGGGCAACAGCTCGACCAACGCGAGGCCTCGACCCGGGCGCTGCAGACCGAACTCGCGCTCCGGCAACAAGGCGTGGACCTGGGGCCCGAGGAAGTCCAGCGCCTCCAGGTCCTGACCAAGACCCTGCAGGACCAGCGCGCCGAACTCCGCAACACCGACGCCATCAACGGATTTATCGATTCCTTCCGGGTCGGGTTCGACACGATCGTGCATTCCGCCGAGCAGGCCTACGGCCACCTCGAGGACGCCCTGACCCAAATGGTCCTGACCGGCAAGGCCGACATGCAACAGTTTGTGAACTTCGTCGAAGCCGAAATGGTCCGGCTGTCCATCAAGATCGCCCTAAACAAACTCTTTGACCAGGTCCTGGAAGGCGCGGGCGCGTTGTTCGGGAAAGGCGGCGGCGCGGGGGGGAGCATCTTCGGGCTGTTCACCGGGGAGGGCTTCGGCGCCGCTGGCGCGGAAGGCGCGTCCCGGGCGGCCCAGCGCGGCGCCACCGACCCGAGTCTGTTCGGCCCGGGCTTCCGGCACGGCGGCGTGTTCGATTACCGCGGCGGCCACTTCCGCAGCTATTACGACGTCCCGGGCGCACAGAGCGGCATGCTGTCGTACAACGAACGGCTCCTCCGGGTGAGCGAAGGCCACACGCCTGAAGCCGTGATCCCGCTGAAAGGCGGGAAGGTGCCGGTCCAGATGAAAGGCGGCGGCGTGACGGTCCATGCCCCCATCACGATCATGACGCCCGACGCCGCCGGAGTGCGGCGGAGCGAAATGCAGATCCAAGCGCAAATGTCGAGCGCCCTGGCGCGCGCAGCCAAGAGGATCACGTAGGAGATGGCGAATGCCCGGATGGAGATCGTCTTGGTGGTCGAGCCTGATCGCGTGCATGACGGCGCCGTGCAGCATGTGCTGCCGGTTCATCAGACGCACACGGCTACGGCGGCCTGTCCATGTGATCCAATCCTACTGGTGCATCAAGCGGTTAGCCGAGACGGCGAGGAAGCGCGGTACGTCTCGCTCTACTGGCACAACTGGAAAGTGACGAAGAGGACCCCCGATGCCATCGTTTGACGAAGTCCAATTCCCCAGCGACATCAGCTATGGCTCCCGCGGCGGCCCGCAATTCCTCACCGACGTGGTGGTGCTGGATTCCGGCCACGAAGCCCGGAACATCAACTGGGCGCTGTCCCGGGCCCGCTACGACGTGTCCTACGGCGTCCGGAGCGAAGCCCAGCTCACCGCCCTGACCCAGTTTTTCTACGCCCGGTACGGCCGGGCCTATGGGTTCCGGTACAAGGACTGGGCGGACTACCACGTGACCCAGGAGCCCCTGACCAAGACGGGCGCCCCGACGGTGCAGCTGATCAAGACCTATACGAGCGGCCCCCGGAGTTACGTCCGGACCATCACGAAGCCGGTGGCGGGCGTGACGATGCGGCTCAACACGTCCCCGTTCCCGAGCTTCACGCTCGACACCACGACCGGCATCGCCACCCTGACGGCCGTCTCGAGCGCCTCCATCACGGCCATCACGCAAGCCAACCCCGGGGTCGTGACGACCGGCAGCTCCCACGGGTTCAGCAACGGGGACAAGATCTGGATCAAGAACGTGAGCGGCATGACCCAGGTGAACAATACCCTCTTCACGATCGCGGGCGTGACGGCCACCGAATTTAACCTCGGCGTCAACACCAGCGCCTACAGCGCCTACACCAGCGGCGGCACCGCCGAAAAGCATGTGCAGCCCGGCGACGTCCTGGACTGGACCGGCGACTTCGACGTGCCGGTGCGGTTCGACGTGGACCACCTGCCCGCCAGCCTCGACGACTTCGAACTCGGCAGCGCCGACGGCGTCCTGCTGGTGGAGCTACGGCTATGAAGGCCGCCAGCGCCCAGCTCCTGAGCCACCTGCAGAGCGACGTCACGACCATCGCGGTGTGCTGGAAGATGACGACCGCCGCGGGCGCCGTCTCGGGCTACACGTCCCACACCAGCGACCTGGTGGTCAGCGGCGTGACGTATCGGAGCGCCCAAGGCTTCGACCCCACGACGACCCAGACGACCGCCGGGCTGAACGTCGACAACCTCAACGTGAAGGGCTTTCTCGACGCCCTCGGCATTACCGACACCGACGTGAACAACGGCGTGTACGACGGAGCCAGCCTCGAGCTGTTCCTGGTGAACTGGGCCGACCTGACCCAGGGCACCCTGAAGCTCCGGCGCGGGTTTCTGGGCAACGTCCGGATGACCCGGGTCGGCTTCGAAGCCGAAATCCGGGGCCTCCTGGAACGCCTCCAGCGCCAGATCCTCGAGGTGTACACCCCGGGCTGCCGGGCGGACCTGGGCGACAGCCGGTGCGGCGTCCCGCTAAACCCCGGGGTCTGGCAGGCCAGCACGGCCTACACGGCCCGCACGACCGGCGACGCCCCCACCGGGTCGGCCGTCCGGCCCAGCACCCCGAACGGGCGGCATTTCGTCTGCACGGTGGCGGGCACCAGCGGCGGCTCGGAGCCCACCTGGAACACGACCCTGGGGGCCACCACGACCGACGGGAGCGTCACCTGGACCGCCATCCAGGCCCTGACGGTCACCGGCACCGTGACGAGCGTCACGAACAAGCGGATCTTCGCCGATTCCACGAGAAACGAAGCCGACGGCTATTTTCTCGGCGGGCTGATTACCTGGACCAGCGGGACCAACGCCACCCTGCAGATGGAAGTCAAGCAATTCACCAACGGGACCACGACGTTCGAACTGGTGCTCCCGATGCGGAACACGATCCAGGTGGGCGACGCCTACAGCGTGTACGCGGGCTGCGATAAGGCCTGGACGACCTGCCGGGACAAATTCGGCAACATCCTGAACTTTCGAGGGGAACCGTTCGTGCCTCAAGAGCAGAGCGCGGCGATATCGGCTATCCGATGACCGGACGAGACCTCATCACGCGGGCCCGCCAGGAGGTGGAGCTCAAGACCAAGTGGCGGCACCAAGGCCGCGAGCCCGGCCAGGCCCTGGACTGCGTGGGGCTGCTGTATTGCGTGGCGTGGGCCCACGGCCTCGAGGCCGAGGACATCCGCAACTATTCGAAGCGCCCCGGGAGCCAGGCCCTGTACGAGACCCTCGATCGGTACTGCGAGAACATCGGCACCGAGGCCGCCCGGCTGCCGGGCGACATTCTGGTGCTGTCGGTGGCCGGGGAGGACCCGCAACACACCGCCCTGTGGACCGGCGACGGCACCGTGATCCATGCCTCCGCGCAGCACCGCAAAGTGGTGGAACAACGGTTTGACGACGACCTGCGCCGGGGCCTCTGCCGCGTGTATCGGCTGAAAGGGCTCGATGGGTAACACGGGCGGACGGTTCGGGCTTCAACTCGGGTTTGCGGTCGCGGGCGGCCTGCTGGGCTCGCTGGGCGGCTTCGGCCAGCTCGGCTTTGCCATCGGCGCGCTGACCGGGAGCATCCTGGGGTCGTTCCTCTTCCCGGCCGACCAGCAAAACACCGACATCTTCGGCCCCCGGCTCGACGACCTCGCGGTCCAGACCAGCACCTACGGGAACGCGATCCCCGCGCTCTACGGGAAGGTGCGGATCGCCGGGAACGTGATCTGGTCCACCGGCCTGATCGAGCACGCCACCAGCTCGACCGAGGAAGTGGAGACCGGCAAAGGCGGCCAGCCCCCCACCACGACCACCTGGACCTACACCTACACGGCGAGTTTTGCCATTTCGCTCTGCTCGAACGAGATCGTGGGGATCGGCCGGATCTGGACCGACGACAAGCTCTGGTACGACTTCAACGATCCGCCCGTCGGGGTGAATTTCGCCTACGAACTGTACACCGGCACCGAGACCCAGCTGCCCTGTTCCGCCATCGAAGCCGACAAAGGCGCCGGGAACGTGCCTGCCTTCCGGGGCCAAGCCTACATCGTGTTCAAAGACCTGCTGTTGACCAAGTTCGGGAACCGGATCCCCAATTTCCACTTCGAGGTGATCGCCAAAGGGACCACCGCCATCACGGCGCAGTTTTATCAATCGCCGGACCCGCACTATAGCTGGTTTACTGATCTCGCCATCGATCTCGAAACCGGCTTCGTCTGGGCGGTCCACGGGCAGAAGAACCGGGTCCTGGTGCTGACGCCCGACCTGGACGTGGTGCGGATCTTCCAGAACGAGATCACCCGCCCCACGCGGATCGCCTATCAACCGGCCTACCACTACCTCGACATCCCGTTTGCTCTCGGGTTCGACCCGAGTCCCGCGAAGGTTGAAGAAATGCCGCCCCGGATGTTCATCAGCTCCGACTCCTACGGCTTTGGCAACATCGGAGGGGGGATGGCCGCCACGATCAACACCCGGACCTATGAAGTCAATATCCTGGTGGACGCAGACGGCGACGGGAACCCGTTTGAATTGAGCACCGCCCACCTGATCGACGTGGACATGCGGACCATCGCCGCGCAAGTCATGAACGAACAGGGGCCCAAGACGCTGTTGGTCCATGGGAACTGGGATGCCAACGCGATCGTCCACACGATCAACGACTATTCCGGCTGGGGCACCGCGATCAACCCGACGGAGTGGACCCGGATCGTGGCCGAGGAATTTCTCGGGCTGTGCGCTGATACCGACTTCAGCGACAACAAGATGACCTACGGGTATGCGGTCTTTTGGAGCGGGAAGGTGTGGGCGGTCGACGAGGACTATGCCCGGCGGTACGAAGCGCAGCCGGTGGTCGGGAGCATCAGCAGTCGGCACCGTCTCAAGTGGGACAAATTCGAGCGGAAGATTTATCTCAAGATCGAATATGAAAACTCCGACGAAGGCCTGTCCCACATCATCAAGATGTCGGAAGACCTCGGCACCGTCCACTGGGACACCACCCGCGGTCGCCTCTACGCCTGGGAGGCCATCGATATCCATCCGCAGACCGGCGCGCTCTATGCCTTGAGCAAGGAGTTCTTGGGGAACTGGTGGATCCATGAACTCGACAAGGCCACCGGCGCTATCCTGAGCAGCTACGAGATCGCCGACACGGCTAACAAAATCTGGGCCGAGATGCAGATTTATCCCTATTCCATGTTTGCGATGGTGTCCTACGTGAGCGGCTCGACCGGCGGCGGCGGCGTGGCGAAGGTGCCGCTCACGCCCGGCCCCACCAGCACCACCACGACCCTCAAACAAGTGGTCGAAGACATTTCCTTGCGGACCGGCCTCACGCTTTCGGACATCAACGCGTCTGCCTTAGCGGGCGACACCGTCCGGGGCTACGCGCTCGCCAGCCGGATGCCCGCGCGGAATGCCCTCGAGCCTTTGATGCGCGGCTATTTCTTCGATGCCGTCGAGACCGACAACGTGGCGAAGTTTGTGAAGCGCGGCGGCTCGTCCGTCAAAACCATCGCGTATGCCGACACCGCCCGGCACGAGTCCGGCGCCGAAGCCCCTGCCCGGCGGGAACGCACCCGCCAGGAAGAGGGCGAAATGCCCTGGCAGGTCGACGTGAGCTACATGGACGAAGCGTCGCTCTACAAGATCAACGTCCAGTACGCCCGCCGGTTGATCGGCGAGGCCCGCTCGGTCATGTCGGTCCCGATCGCGGCCGTCTTTACCGCCACGGAAGCGCACCGGATCGCCGAAGTGCTGCTCTACAACGCCTGGGTGGACCGCCAGCAAGCCAAGATGCTGCTCAGCACCGAGTACGTCGAACTCGACCCCACCGACGTGGTGACGTTCCAAGACGAAGACTCGAGCACCCAGACCTATCGGATCGTGCGGGCCGAGTACACCTACCCGAACCGAGTCGACCTGGAGCTGGTGGAGGAGGACGCCTCGGTCTATAGCGCGACGGGCACGGGGGTCGATGCGGACGTGCCCGCCCAAACGATCCCCTCAGTGGCCCCCACGCTGGTGTACTTCATGGACATCTCGTTGATGGGCCGCGAACAAGACGATGCCCCGGGCTTCTATTTCGCCGGGACCCCGAGCTACGGGACCGGCTGGCCCGGGGCGGCGCTGTTTCAGTCCACCGACGGCACTACCTACACGGCGGCCGCCACGTTCCCGAGCGCCACCACGGCAGGCGTCGCCAACACCACTCTCGGCTACGAAGGGAGCATCCCATGAGCATTCTGTTTATGGACGGGTTCGACCATTACGCGACGGCCGACATCACGAAGAAATGGGATAGCCAGAGCGGCTCCCCTGCGATCAACGCCGCGGGCGGCCGAAACAGCAGCGGGGGCATCGAGTTTGATGCCTCGGAGTACGTTGAGAAGACCGTCCCAGGGAACCCCGCCACCCTGATCGTGGCGGGCGCGTTTAAAGTGTCCAGCCTGTCGGTCAGCCAGGACATCGTCCGGTTCATGGACAGCACCTCCACGCAGGTGAAGATCCGGATCCGAACCGACGGCAAAGTCGAAGCCTTCCGGGACACGACCTCGCTCGGCTCTTCGGCCGCGGCCGTGTTCACCGCGGGCGCTTACGCGCACCTGGACATCAAGGTCACGATCAACGATAGCACCGGCTCGGTGTTGGTGAAGTCCGGCGGGACCACCCACCTGAACCTGACGAGCCAAGACACCAAGACCACCGCCAACGCCTACGTGACGAGCGTCCGGCTCGGCGGCGACGGCACCAATACGGTGTCCTGCGACGATTTCTACATCCTGGACACGACCGGCTCCGCCCCGCAGAACGACCAGCTCGGCGACTGCCGCATCGATCTCGCCCGGCCGAACGCCGAGGGGAACTATGCCGATTTCTCGCCCCTGAGCGGGACCGACAACAGCGCGATGGTGGACGACACGACCCCGGACGGCGACACGACGTACAACAGCAGCAGCGCCGTCGGCAACCGGGACAGCTTCACCTTTGTCCCGATGACCGACATCGGCGGCGCCACGATCTACGGGGTGCAGGCCAACGTGGTGGCCCGGAAGGATTCGACCGGCACCCGGAAGGTCCGGGCCTTTACCCGGCCGGTCGGCACCAACTACTTCGGCAGCTCCCAGACCCTCACGACGGGCTACCTGAACTTCCGGGAGATTTGGCAGACCAACCCCGAGACGGCCGCGGCCTGGGCGGAATCCGAAGCCAACCTCGCCCAATTCGGCTACGAGGTGGCGAGCTGATGTACCACTACCGCTGCCAGGTGCTGAACATCGTGGACGCCGACACCGTGGACTGCTTGCTGGACCTGGGGCTGCGGATCCAGACGAGCACCCGGATCCGCCTGTGGGGGATCAACGCCGTGGAACGGAACGACCCGCGGCACATCACGGCCCAATCGTTCCTGCGGTTCCTGTTGATCGGGAAACCGCTGACGATCTGGACCCTGAAGGACAAGACGGAAAAGTACGGACGGCTGCTCGGGGTGTTCTACGAAGCCCGCGAGAGCCGGAGCGTCAACCAAAAGATGCTCGACCAGGGCATGGCCGTGCCCTACATGGTCGAACTCCAGAACGGACAGCTCCCGGAGGTGCGCGATGGTGACGTACTACTGGAACCTTGAGACCGGCAACAACACAAACCCCGGGACCAAACGGCATCCGTTCCGTACCCGGTTCGTCTTCGAAGGCTACAAACAGCCCAAACCCATTATGGTGACAGGAGCCCATGGCGACGTTCTACCTAGACCCCGAAGGCGGCAACGACGGTAACGACGGGACGACCTACGCCAACCGCTGGCAGACAGTGATCAGCGGCGCGACCGCGGCGCGGATTGCCCCCGGCGATACCATCCGGATCATCGGGAGTCCGCCCAAGACCAACACGGGCGTCGATGCGACCTGGACCAACGGGACGAGCGCCATCACACTCTCCACGGCGCTGAACGCCCTGATCACCGATTGCGAAACGGCCTGGACCGGATCTGCGAACGTCACCGCCACGGCCTCCACGTCGTTTGTGACCGGCACCCGCTCGTGCTCTTTGGCGATCGCCGCCGGATTCACCACCGGCAAGGTGGCGTATTTCGACCTGGGGAGCAGCCAGGACTACTCCGGCTACCAGGGCATCACGTTCTGGTTTCAGTACAGCGCGACGATCGCCTCCGGGGCGCTGGACATTAAGCTCTGTTCAGACGCCACCGGCGACACCGTGGTCGACACCATCGCGCTGCCCGCCCAGACGAGCGGCAAGACCTCGGTCTGGTTCCCGGTGTACCTCGACAAAGGCTCGGCGCTTGGGTCCTCGATCCGCTCCATCGCCATCTACGCGAACACCGACCCCGGGACCCTGACGATCCTGCTGGACAACATCAGCACCGTGAAGGCCAAAGGGAGCAGCCAGACCGATAACCTGAACCTCACATCCCTGGTGAGCAAGAACACGACCGGCGAACTGTGGTACGCCCTACGGTCGATCAATGGGACCGCCGTGGGGTTCGATAACGGCACCCGGACGAGTGGCGCGTTTAGCGCCGTGGCGGGCTGGTACGGAACCTCCGAGACCGTCGCGCTCTACAAATGGGAGACCGTGAAGTACCCCAACACCGTCGGGCTCCTCGGCACGCAAATCTCCGTGCAGGACAGCGGCTCCGTCGGGTTGCCCATCACGTTCAGCGGCGGATGGAATCGCTCCGACATGACCTACCAGGATTCAGAATCCTGGCTCGACGGGAGCATCCACACGATCGGCTGGTCGATGAACAACAAAAACTACATCACGCTGGAGAAGATCAACCTGTGCCGGTGGTACTACGGGCTGCAAGCGAACGGGGACCACACCACAGTGTCAGGGCCGATGCGGATGGCGGCGATGAATTTCTATGGAGTCCTGACGATCGGAGACAACCTCCAATTCGATGCCGTGGAAGTCGCGCTGTCGCTCGGCACCGCAATCCATATCAATGGATCCACCAAATGCAGCTTAGGCGACGTGACGACGAACGCCGTCGGGAGCAGCAATGTCGCCATCTACATGGCAACCAAGTCCTTCATGACGAAGTTCGGCGCGGTAAAGTTATTCGGCACGAACTCCGGCTCTGCCCTGCATTGCTTCATCAATCAGCTCCGCGTCAAGATGGCTAGCCTTGAGATCCGCAACACCAGTGGCGTCGGCCTGTATGTCAGCAGCGCCACCAATTGCTTCGCCAGCTTCGAACTTGGCGACGTGACGATCACGGGCGGCACAAGCCATGGGGTGAGTCTGGTCCGCTCCGCAATCGAGAACTGGCGGATCAAATCCTTGACCTGCCAGAACAATACTGGGTCGGGCGTCTCGGGCTCAATCGGCGGAATCCGGACGGTCATCGGATCCTTGACGACCTCCGGGAACAACGCCGGGCTCACCAATGGCGCTTCCACCGAGGTCCTGGGCAATGCGCGGATTCTCGTCACGTCCATGACCGACTCAACGCCTCGCTCTGCCAGCTCCGCTTATGTGGGCCGGGTGCCCTTGCGCCTCGGAACCTACCTGGGAGGCGCGGAGCGGATCGAGTACGGGCAGAACCAATGCCAGATCACGTCCGAGAGCGGGGCCAACCGGCACACCGCGAGCGGCCTCGGGTGGAAATTCACCGTCGCCGATGCCACCGAGATCACCGCGACCTACCCCATCCGCCACCGGCTCGCCCGGATGTTTTGCAAGGCGAGCAGCCAAGTGACGGTCCGGCTGTGGGTCAACCGGAGCAACACCGCCATCACGGCCAAGCTGGTGGTCCCGGGCGGCCAAATCGCCGGGGTGCCGAGCGACGTGGTCGATACCTCGGTAGCGACAGCCTCGACCTGGGAGGAGCTGGAGGTGTTGTTCACCCCCAGCGAAGCCGGGATGGTGGAGGCCGAGCTGTGGGGCTACGGCGGGTCGAGCCATCACTTCTATTTTGACGACATGACGATCACCCAGTAAGGAACCATGGCGACATACTATCTTGACTACGAAGGCGGGAACGACGGGAACGACGGCACCACGTTTGCGAACCGCTGGAAAACCTTTAACAATGGGGCCACGGCCGCCCGGATCGCTCCTAACGACACCATCCGGGTGATGGGCACCCCACCACCCGATTCGCTCGGCGTCAACGCCACCTTCACGAACGACAGCAATACCATCGTGCTCGCGTCCGCCCTGACGAAGCTCGTCACCGACTGCGACTCGAACTGGACGGCCTCCACGAACGTCACCTGCACGCTCGGCACTTCTCCCCGGGCCAGCGGTACCAATGTGGTGTCGGTGGCGGTCGCTGCAGGATTCACGACCGGCAAGATCGCCTACTTCGGCCTGGGCGCCTCGACCGATTTCTCGTCCTACCAGGGCCTCACGTTCTGGATGACCACCACCGCGACGATCAGTGCGTCGAACATCTCGCTGCGGCTCTGCTCCGACACGACCGGCACCACGGCCGTCGACACGCTCTACATCCCGGCCCAAGCCGCGAGTTCACTGTCGATGATCGGCGTGTACATCGACAAAGGGTCGGCCCTCGGCGCGGCGATCCAGAGCATTGCGCTCTACGCCGACAGTGACCCCGGCACCGTCACGATGACGTTCGACAACATCAACGCCACCGGCGCGGCGGGCGCCACCTGCCTCCATCTCAATACCTTGATCGGGAAGAACGTCACGGGCGACGGCTGGTATGGCATCCGGGCGATCAGCGGGACAACCGTCACGATCGACACCGCCAACGTCAAAGGGTTCACCCCCGCCAACAGCGCCAAGGGCTACTACGGGACCACCGAAACGGTGGCGGCCTACAAGCTCACGCCCGTCACGATCGCGTCCACCAACGATCTCACCATCCAGGACAGCGGGACCGCCGGATCCCTGATTACCTTCAGCGGCGGATGGAACCGGACCGACATGAGCACCCAAACGCTGGAAACCTGGTACGCCCCAGCCAGAGAAAACTCTCTCAACGGCATCACGGTCAGCTCCCGCAGCTTCGTGCGGGTCGACAACATCCATCTGTGGCGATTCAGTGCAGCCTATAACGCGGTCGGTGCCGAAAACTGCGAAATCGGCTCCATGCAGCTCGTTCACTGCACGACGATGTTGAACCTGAATAACTGTGCCCACCTCACGATCGACACCTTGCTCGCCATCGGCTGCCAGTCAAGCCGCACCGCTGCCGCATGCCGCGGCGCCCGGATCACCAACCTGACGTGTCGCAACCATGGCTACACCGGGGCGGATAGCTGCTGGCAGACCAGCACCACCGTGCATAACGACGACGACTGGCGCATCGACACCCTCACGGTGCGGGGCTGTGCGGGCTATGCCGTGGAGGTGGCCTATGGGACCGTCTGCCGACGGCTCTACATCAAGACGCTGGACGCGAAATATTGCACCCCGACGAGTTATGCGGCGGTGAATTTGGATCGCGGCCTGGACGACTACCGGATCGACAGCCTAAGCGCCACCGACGGCACCGTCGGGGTGTATTTTGGCGGCGGCTATGGGTCGGTCGGGACACTCACGACCTCCGGGAACAGCACCGGCGGCGTGCGGGTCGGGACCGAAGCGAGCGGCTTCCTCACCGGCATCCATCGGGTGAACAACACCAGCCTGACCGACACGACCCCCGTGGTGGCGAACGTCTGGAGCCCCGGGGACGGCTGGGTGCATTTTGGGAAATGGGGCGGGAGCAGCACGGATCACCGGAGCTATTACGATGGGAGCGGTGCCTTCATGGCGGCCGAGGCCGGGATCAATCGCCACACCGCCAGCGGGCTCGGCTGGCGGATCGATTGCCTCAACGCGAACTACGACAGCGACTTCCCGGTGATGTTTCGGCTGGCCGAACTGGTGCTCGAGAAGGACGTGGCCTCCACGCTCAAGCTATTTGTGAAGCGGAGCAGCACGACCATCCAAGCTCGGCTGCGGGTCTTGGGCTGGGAGGTGCCGGGCATTCCTGATGACGTTTCGACGACCGCCGTCCAGACGCCCGGGACCTGGGAGGAACTGAGCCTGAGCGTCACGCCCACCGCCCACGGGGTGCTGACGGTTCTGCTGGACGTCTGGGGCGGCGCGACCTCCAGCGTGTACTTTGACGACTTCACGGTGAGCTGATGCCGATTGCCCAGAACCAAACGACACTCGACTACCATTCCGCGGGCTATCCGTTCGTCCTAGTCCCGGCCTCCACGACCCTCGACCTGGACGGCCTCGACTATACCGACGGCGGCGCCCCGATCTTTGCCAGCCTGGGGGAGATTTCCACCAGCGTGCTGCGGTCGACCCAGGTGGTCACTGAATACCTGCGGGACGCCACCGATGCAGGCGGCGGCAATTTGCGCTCGACTGAAGTCGCCACCGAATGGCTGATCCTGGGCAGCGAGACGGTCTACGTCACCGAGTTTGTGAAGGAACGCCTGAGCCGCTCGGTTCCGATCGCCATCCTGGGCAAGAGCTGGATGGTGTTCGACGACGACAACCACCTGGACATTTATGCGAGCTACGGCCCCGCCCCGACGAGCGCCGCCGATGACTACGCGGTGCTGAACGGCACCAACCTGGCGCTGTGGGGCGACGAGATCCTGGGATACCGGGACGTGACGAGCCTGGGCGGGAGCCTATACCGGCTGACCCACCTGCTCCGCGGCCGCTACGGCACCGAATGGGCCATGAACACCCACCGGACCGGGGATCGATTTATCCTGCTGACCACCACGACGGTCGGGCGCATCACGCAGACCACCACCGACATCGGCGCCCTCCGGTATTACCGCGCCGTGACGAGCGGGCAACTCGTCTCCCAGGCCACGACCCGCGGCTTCACGCACTACGGCGCCGGGCTTAAACCTTACGCGCCGTGCTTCGTGCAAGGCAGCCGGGACGGCTCGGACAACCTCACGATTACCTGGTACCGCCGGAGCCGGATCAACGCGGAGTGGCGGGACGCGATCGACGTGCCGATCGGCGAGACCACCGAGAGCTACGAGGTGGACATCCTGGACGGCGCCGGGGCGGTCGTCCGGACCTTGACGGACCTGGCGACACCGACCGCGGCCTATTCCGCGGCGGACCAGACTACCGACTTCGGCGCGCCGCAGAGCTTGATTGTGGTGGTGGTGTATCAACTCAGCGGCGTGGTGGGCCGCGGCTACGGCACCACCGTGGCGGTGTAGATGGGGATGCGGAAAGGGCAATACGTGGGCCCACGCGAACCGCGGCCGGTCGCCGACCAGCTCGCGCAGAAGATCTTTCTCAAGACCTGCGAGACCTGCGGCTACCATGTGCCGAAGGAGCAAGAGGTGGAGGCTGGCCGGATGATTCCGTGCTCGCCCTACCATGTGCGCTGCGTGCGCTGCACCTGGCCGGTCGCCAAGACGCTCGTGAGCCTCGAGGGGCTCTGCTACAGCTGCATGTCAGGGAACGCCCGGCGCGAATACAACCGCAAGAGCGGACGGCGGCTCTACGGCGAGGCCGACGGGAGCACCGACCCGGCCGATTACCTGATGAACGGCCGGATGACGATCCACGGCGACGAAGCCGACCTACTGGAACAGCGGCGGGCCGATTCGCATGTGATCACCCGGGCGGTCCAGCGGGCCCGGGCGGCGGCCTACCCGGAGCGGATCCCCAGGACCCCGCCGATCACCCTCCGCCCCCCGCGGGACGGGGACCGGTATCAGAAAGGGCAATGCCAATATCCGAAGTGCCCGGAGAAAGCCGTGAACAAAGATTATTGTTCCTCGCGGTGCCGGATGACGCACCGTTGGGAGCATTTCAAAGCCATGCAGGACGCCACAAAGGAGCCACCCGATGCCGACATCCCCGAATCTCCTGATCGACCACATTGTCCAGAGCCAGTACCAGAAAGAAGTTACGGCTAATACGGCCTTCAACGCCCTGGAGACCGCGATCACCTCGGAGGCGTCGGTGGCGATCGGCGGCACCGGCGACTACACCCTGTCGTTGACCGAAATGCGGCACGCCGTGCTGCAGCTGACCGGCACGTTGACCGGCAACCGAAACCTGCTGGTCCCGAACCGGGACAAACTGTACATCGTCCACAACGCGACGACCGGCGCCTTCACCGTGACGGTCAAGACCTCGGCCGGGACCGGGATCGTGGTGGAACAGGGCTTTAAGTCCCTGGTGTACTGCGACGGGACGAACGTCCTGGAATTCACCGGCCCCCCGACGCAACCCGCCCGGACCGTGACGGGCTCGGTGACGATCCGGATCACCGACCGGATCATTTACTGCGACGCCACCGGCGGGAACGTCATCGCCACGCTGCCGAGCGCGGCCACCAGCATCGGGCGAACTTTTTTGTTTATTCGTATTGATTCCTCTGCGAATACCTGTACGATCCAGCGCGCTGGCGGCGACGACATCAATAACGCCGCGACGAGCAAGACCATCACCAACACGATCGGCACCGGCCTGCAGGTGGTGGGCTACAGCTCGAGCCGCTTCCTAGCCCAAACCTTGACGGCCGCGTAACAGGAGGCTGCGTGACGCCCGAGGAATTGACCAAGATCGGGCCTTGGTTTCGAGCTGGCGAACGGTATCTGAACGGGACCCCGGTGTCCTGGCACGCCGTGTCGTTCCCAACGATGCAGGCGCTGGTCCAGCTCCGGGAACTTCTGGATTCCCGGATCCTGCTGATCCGTGGGCCCCACCCGGACCCCGACGGCACCAAGCCCTACAAACAGACCGCCATCGATGCCTGCGCGCCCGACGTGAGCTTAGCCACCGTCACGATGGCGCTGTTCCGCCTGCAGGGCGTCTCGTTCGGGGTGTATTCCGGCAACAGCTTCCACCTCGACAGCCGCCCGTTCACGACCTACCCGGCCCGTTGGATGGCCCTCAAGACGTATGAGGAGCCCTATCTCGCGGAGCACCAGCTGCAGCCCCTGATCACGTCCCGGGCTGACGGCTGGATTTACCTCGCCTGGAGCCACCCGCGCAGCTACGAGGCTTTAACACTGGTGCTGTCGCTGGCCCGGAAGCAGGCGACGCCAACCGCGGAGGTGTGATGCCGCATGGAACTACGACCATCCGACCCGATCCATCCCCAATGCACGATGGTGGAGCGCCTCCTGGTAGAGAAAATCGAGGGCGTCAGGCAGAACGCCGACGCGGCCCGCGTGAACGGCGAGGCCATCCGCAAGGAACTCGACCGGCACGTCAGCACGATCTGGAAGGAAATGCGAACGGAACTCGCGGCCCTCTCGAAGCAGCTGGCGGACCACGCCAAAGACGACAGCGACGCCATGCACACGATCGAGACGCAACTGCTGTCCCGGGTGCCCGCCTGGGCCCTGACGACCATGACGGTCGGGGCGTCGGTGATTGGCGCCATGGCGATGTACATCCTGGACCACCTCAAAGCCCATCCCTAACCAGAAAGGAGATCTTCCGATGATGGCAAACCCATCCTTTGACCGGAACGAATGGCGACCCGCGTGCGGCTTGATGCAAATCATTTTGAGCTTGCTTCTTCTGGCGGCGCTCGTCGGGCTGGTGTTTGGGCTTTCCCTGAAAGCCTACGCGCAAGGCGCCCCCCTCGAGCCGCCCAACAGGCTCGATGCCCGGAGCATCCTGCACACCTTGATTCCGGTGCTGTGGGCCAGCATGGGCCCGCTCGTGATGGCAGCGTTGACCAAGGGCGTGAACCAGCTGTCCGGCCGGTACGTCCCGCGATCCCTGCAGGTGATCCTGTCGGGCCTGTTGGGCGCCATCGGCGCGGGCTTCGCTGACGGCGGCGCCACCGTGGCGGCCACCGCGCTCGCCGGGAGCGCCACCCAGGTGTACGCGGGCGTGGCCCCCGAGACGCTCCGCACCTCGAACACGCCGCCCGCCGCCCCCGGGGCTTGATGGAGGGGCTCATGCTTGGGCTGTTGATTTTGATCATGGCGGTCACGGTGACGACCCTCTGGTTCGGCCGCGACTGACCACCCCGGAGGATCCATGTGGGAGAAAGCCTTGGTCGCCTTGGTCGTGGGGATCCTGCAGTACCTGATGGGCCGACACGACCAGCGGAACGCCGCGAAGGCCGAGGTGTACCGGGACCTCTGGATACGCGCGCAGGAGGCCTATGAGTGGAAACAGCAGGCTGCCGTGGCTGCTGACGGCGGCGCTACTTTGCGGGTGCAGCCCGGGGCTGGGCGGATCGAACTACCGCGTGACGGTGCCGGTCCTGACGGCCCCCCCGCTTGACCACCGCTGCCTGGTGAACGATCAACCGAGCACCTGTACCTGTTTTCTGAAGGGAGACGCCACGCTATTAATTCGGGAATTGAAGGCGGCCTGCCGGGCCGCCGGAGGCACGGAGGACGCATGCCAAACGACTACCCCCCCATCCCCGCCAGGTACGCATGGCTCACCGCCACCCTCATCCTACTGATCCTGGCGTTCTTCGCCCTGCGGGCCCACGCCGCCACCATCACGCTCGAGTGGACCCCGAACACCGAGACCGACCTGGGCGGCTACCAGGTGTGGCGGAGCCTCAAGGCCTGCGACACCGAGGCCTCGCTGCAGGCCTTCAAGCTGATCGACAAAGGCCTCAAGACCTGGCAGGACACCACGATCCCGGACGGCACGACCGACGTGTGCTACGGGCTGAAGGCCTACGACACCAGCCAAAATTTCTCCCCGATGTCGAACCTGGCGGGCAAGCAGCTGATCCGCCCAACCCCGACGCTGCTCGGCCATTGGGACAAGAAAACCGACGTGCCGCACGACCCGAGCCAGAACCTGAAACGCTACACGATCCACGCGGTCGTGCGCCCCAAGGCGGCGCTCGTGGGCTTCAACCCGATTCTGGTCAAGAACTACACGTTCTTTTTCTACGCATCGGTTAAGGGCTACTGCGGCGACGGCGGCGTCCTGGCGGGCCACGGTTCGACCGGCCGGATCTGCGACCCCACCCCGCTGCCCGCGCTGGCCTGGACGGCCCTGACCGCCACGTATGACGGCACCACCCTGGCGCTCTTCAAAGACGGCCAGCCGCTCAAGAGCGGCCCGCAAGCGCCTCCGGCCGACTCGACCGACCTGCTGCAGATCGCCGGGAGCAAATTCAACGAAACCTGCAACTGCGACCTTGAAGTGTGGCTCTACGACCAGGCCATGACACCCACCGAAGTGGCGGCGTTACCGAAGGCGCCGGAGCCGCCGGTCCTGCAGGCCACCCCCTCGACCCTGGCGTTCACCAGCCAGCTCGGCGCCGCCGATCCCGCGGCCCAAACGATCACGCTGACGAACGTGGGGGGCGGGGTCTTGGATTGGCAGGCCAGCGCCACCCCGGCGTGGCTCACGATTGCCCCGATGAGCGGCACCGGCCCCGGGACCATCACGGTCCACGCCTCGAGCTCAACCCTGGCCCCCGGGACCCACCTGGGCTCCGTGGAGATTACGCTGACCGGCGGCGCCACGACGTCCATCCCGGTCACCTACACGGTGCAGCCCGACAACGCCCCGCCGACGGCCCCGACGGACCTACGGGTCGCGGACCGACCGACCGCCGGGACCATCACGATCCAATGGGCCCAGGCGCCTCCGCTGCCGGACGGCCATCGGGTCGACCGGCTGAACCAGAGCACCGGCGCCTGGATCGCCCTCACGACCGTCCTGGAACCGAGCGACTCCGCCACGGTGCCGCTGGCGGCACGGGGGCGACGGATCTACCGGGTGTGCGGGCAATGGCCCAGCGGGAGCCTGTGTAACGACCAGGAGGGCATATGGGCGACACGGTAAGGATTCCCGGGGGATGCCCCGGAGCGTAAGGTGTGCGGTCTGTGGGGCGGCCGTCCAGGTCAAGATCAACCTGACGCGCAGCCCCCGGAGCCGACAAGGCGTCCGGCGGAACCGCCTCGCCCCGATCAAAGGGCACGACCTGTGCCGCCGGTGCTACCGGACGCTGATCGACCGGATCAATGCGGCCGAACGAGCTGCCGCCGCGCGGCCTCGTGGGCCCGATCAATCACCCGACGATCCGGGATCCCCCGCCCCCGATACTTCTGCTCCAGGAAGCCCAGGAGAATGACCGCCCACGGCGGCACCGGGTGATACCCGGAGGTTTCCCACCGGAACAACGTCTGGCGCGACACCCCCATGGCGGGCGCGACGACTTCCCGGACCCCGAGCTGTTCCCGGCGCCGCACGAACTCCACCCGCGAGATCGCCCCGTTCTTCATCTTCCGCATGGATCACCTCCCCGGTGGGCCCGCTGTTGTTCGAGCTGGCGCCGCATGGCGTTGACGTCCAGCTGCTGCTGCCGTTGCCGAAAATAATCGAACTGCTGGATCGAGCCCCGCGGGCCCGCCGGATTGCCGTCCCGATCGTACAACCCGCCCGCCAGTCCCAGCGAGCCCGTCAAGACCGACCCGATCACGACCCCGAGCATCACCTGTCTCATCTGCGCCCTCCTTTCGTTACGCCCCGGACCATCCTGACGACGGCCGACGGCACACTGCTCTCGATCTGTTCCACCAGCGGCCCCAGGATGGCCCCGGCTGGCGCCGGACCGTACAGCATGGCATACCCGTCCCCGAGCTGCACATGGTGCCCGGACGCCAGATCCAACCCCGCATCCTCCTGGTCCAGGTCGTCCACCCCCCAGACCTTCACGATCTGGAAGCCCGCCGTTTCCAATGCCTCCGCCACCACCCGCAAGCGCGTCTCAGGCGCCTTCGGATCCACGATCACCATACTGCCCTCCTTCCTGATGCCACGGCCCCCAGGTGCGCCAGCGCAGGAGCTGCGCCCGGGTTTCCTCCGGCGAGTAGCGCCGGGCCGGTTCTGCTTTCGTCACCGCGTAGTACCACCACCGCGGCACGAACCGATGTTTGACCTTCAACGTCAGATCCAGCACCGCCTCCTCTTCCAGCGTGATGGAGTCCTGGGTGTCGTCTTCCACGAACGTCCCCACCGGCAGCTCCACCCAGGCGTGATCGATCATCCGGCGATGCAGGATGCTCCAGACCTGCCCGTGGACCAGGACGCCCTTGTCCTGCGTCGTGACGAGCTGGGCGGCGACTTCGTAGCACCGCCCTTCCGGCCGCCGGAGTTTGCGCCGCCTATTCCGTTCCATCCCCTACCTCCCGGACGGTAACCTGGTTGGCCCGTTCCAAGATCGCCCGCACCTTGTGGGGCAGCCGATCGCACCAGTCCAGCACCGTCTCCTCGTCGACCGACCCGGCCTCCGCGACGGCCTGCAGGATTTCCGCACACACAAAGACCAGCTGCCCGGCCGCGGCCAGCTCGCTCGCGGAGAGCGGATCCGCTTCCTCGCCCGCCAGGATGTCCTGCAAGGCCCCCCGGCAATCCACCAGATCCCGCCACGTATTCTCGAACCGACAATAGCTCATGTTCATGCGACACCTCCTGGTTATTCCACCACCAACAAGGCCCGGCGGATCAGCGTCCCGCGGTCCACCAGGAACTCGCCCTCCGAGCGCAGCTCCCGGCTGTAGCACAAGCCCTCGGGCGTCGACATTTCCATCGGGTCCAACCGGACCAGCTCGTTCCACTGCCGCGCGCCCGGGCTCCAGATTTCCAACACCGCCGACGACTGCGACTTGTAGGCGTTCGACCGGATCTTGATCCGAAACTTCTCGCCCTCCCGTTCCAACAGCTCGGTGAACGTGACGTCCTGCTGCCCGCGCGCCACCGAGACATCCAACCGCTCCATCGCCACCTTCGTGCTCATGCGGCACCTCCCTTCCGGGCCGCCAGGAAGTCCTGGGTCGCCATCTCGTCCGTGTTGCGAACCGACAAGGTCGCAGGCACCGGGATGACTTCGTAGCGGCGATGCTTCGTCTCCGCGATCACGACCGAGACCCCGCGGTACAGGTACACCGTGTGGGTGGGGGAGTACGCGTAAGGCGTCGCCACGAAGCGACGCACATACCCGAGTTCACCCTCGATTTCCGTCAACAGCCGGGCATGCGCCGCATACCCGATCACCGTCTTGATTGCCTTGGTTTCCATCGCGTCCCCCTTGGTTGATTGCCCCGTTTCCATGTTCCCGATGTTACGCCGTGCAACAGGAAAAAACAAGGGAATTCGGCCCCCTCTGAAGTAGGGGGCCGGAACGGCTAGGCTTCCGAGGGGTTGTCGGGGGCGGGGTCGGCTGGATGGCCCCACCCGAGCCGCTGGGCGCACACCGGGCCAATCCCCCGGGCCCGGGAGGTTTCGTCCGTGAGGGTTCGGCCGCAGATCCCGCAGGAGCCCATCTCCTGCCCGAACCGAGCCGACGCCGCCTCGGGGTTGGCGGCGATCAGGTCCAGGATCCGCTGCTTGGTCTCGTGGGCTTTCACCGGATGCCGCTCGTCCGACGCGAACACCGCCAGGAACGTCCAGCCCGCCCACCGGCCCTCCCGAGGCTTATCGACCGCGTAAAACTTCAAGACCTGATCCTCGGGGTCGACCACGGCGTACCGGCCCTCCGGGACCGACGGCCAAAGATCGCCCCGCTCCACCGGCGCTGCGGCCGGTTTCAGCACCTCCACCGGCGCGCTGGCCTGATCCGGTAACCGGAGCAAGGCGTCGATAAAACTCGAGGCCTGCCGCACCGAGAGCGACAACGCGAGCTGCAGCTCGATCGACTGCGCTAGCGGCGCCGGGACCAGCTTTCTCGTCAAAAGGGTTTGCAGGAACGCCCGCTGCCGATCGCTCGCGGGCTTGACGTCCGTTGTGGTTGCCATAAGAGACCTCCTTGGTTGATACCCCGGGCTTGGGACCGGGGCTGCGGTTTACCGGGCCCGGAGGCCCGTCCCTCACCGGCCCGCGCAGCGTTCCATCGCCAGCGTGGCCCAGCGCCGCGTCTTGAACCCGCGGCCATTGTTCTGTGGAAGATTGAAGCCCGGATGGCCCATGGTGATGAACCACCGGCCCGAGGTTTGGTTTTGCTTGACCGCCTCCTCGCAGCCACAGCAGAGTTCGACGGCCATCCGATCGGCACAAGTGGAGAGTAAGAACTGGGGGATCATGAAGCACCTCCTGGTTGATTGTCCCGTTTCCATGGTGCTGATGTTACGCCACGTAACAGCAGAAGGCAACAGAAAACCGCCCCCTCTGATGGGGGGCCTGCCCGCCCTACCGGGCGGCCTGTTGCAGCACCGCGAGCCCCCGCTTGGCTTCGAAGACCGAGTCGGTCGCCAATTCCAGGTGGAGCCGCGCTACCTGCCGCTTCCCGGAGGCCCAGCAGACCGGCCCGATGTTGACGATCCATTCCTCGCCCATCGACCGAGCCTCCACCGCGGCCGCCAGGTGCAACAAGGCCACCCGACACTCCCGGTGATGCATGCTGCCCGGGAACGACACCGTCACGCGCGGCTGCGGGTTGCCGTATTCGCTCTCGCCCATCACAACGTCCATCTTGACCAGCTTTTCGGTTTCGACTTTCATGGCTGCCTCCTTGGTTGATCGCGCCGTGTTCATGATGCTGTTGTAACGTAACGTAACAACGGAAGCAAGGGGAAAAAGCAAAAACCACCCCCCTCTGATGGGGGGGGTCTACTTTTCCGGGGATGGGGGCGGTCCGGCGTTATTGCGGGATCGAGACGTAGAGCGGCTGGCCGTTCCGGCCATACTGCACCTTGCCGTCGACCCGCAAGAGGTGCCGCTCCTGGCCGCGGACCAGGATGGTCTCCGGGAAACCCTGCTGCTCCGGGTCTTCCCGCAGGACCGCCACGGGCCGGTGGGGCAGGTCGAGCAAGGCCGTCGGGACACAGCCCTCGCGGACCTCGTCGTAACTCCAGAGCGACGGCTGGACCGACTCGGGCGCCCGGACCCCCACGAGGCTGCCGTCCTGGATTTCGATCAACACCGGCACCGGCGCCGGTTCGGCGGTCGCTTGCTGCTGGACGTCCGGCGGGAGCTTCTGGAACGACCCGGCCTGGTCCACCTTCCCGGCGCGGTACACCACCGAGTCCATCGCCACCCGGAGCCGCGCGAACGCCTCCGCCCGGACGCCGCCCCCTTCGTAGGTTTCGTATTCCTCGAGGCCCTCGAGGAACAGCGCCAACTGCTGCGCCAAGCCCTCGCAGGAGCCGCCCTGCAGGACCCACCCGATCAACGCTTCCTGGAGTTGTTCTTCTTTCGACAAGTCCGCCATGATGCCCTCCTGGTTAGTCCGCCAACATTTCAAAGTGGAACGAGTCCCGCGGCTGGCTGATGTCGATCACGCCCTGCAGGACGATCGAGTGGAGCAGCCCCGGACGCATGCCGAGCTTCCGGGCCAGCGCCGCGATTTCCTGGTCGACGTTGCCCGGCTGGCCCGCCGGGACGTTGAGCTGCTCCTCCGCCGCCCAGACCGACGCCAACCCCTGGATCGCCAGGTGCCGGGCGCCCGAGTTGAACCATTCCCGCCGATCGATCACCTCCGTCGCGCCCTGGATCCGCTTCGCCTTCGCCGCCGCCTGCTTGGTTGCCGCCACCTTGTTCATCGCGTCCCCCTTGGTGAATAGTCCCGTTTCCATGCTGCTGATGTTACGCCGCGTAACGAGAGAAGGCAAGGGAAATCGACCCCCTCTGATGTAGGGGGGGTTACTTCCCCGTGAACACCAACCGGACCAGCGCCTCGTTGTTTTTCTTGAGGTTGGCGACGGCCCGTCGGAGCACCGCGGCGCCGCGTTCCGCTTCCTCCATCGTGCCGTCGGCCAGCTCGAGCTTCAGGATCGCCCGGTGCGGGTTCCCTTTCCCCATCAGCGAGAACCGGCCGGGATGAATCCCCCAGGCCTCCTCCAGCGAGAACATGGACACCTCGGCGGCCAACCGGAACATGAAGGCGTCCTGGAGTCGGCCCGTGAGCCGTTCATCCAGCTCCACGATCACGACCGGCACCGGGGTGCCGTATTCCGTCTGCGCGCCTTCCCGAATTTCCACCTTGAGCGTTGGTGTGTGAAAGCCGACCATCTGAGCACCTCCTTGATGGATTCCCCCGTGCAACATGAGGCCATGTTACGCCGCGCAACATCGGAACACAAGGGAATTCGACCCCCTCTGAAGGGGGGCTCGATCCCGTTGACTTCCTGGCGCCGATGGCTTTAGGGTTTACCCCCGAGCCAATGGCGTAAGGGAGGCCCCATGAAGACAACGCAATGGGTACCGCCGCTCACCGACCGGGAGCGCGACGTGGTGCTGCTGGTGTGGCAAGGGTTGAGCAGCCGGGAGATCAGCGCGCAGCTCGCCATTAGCCTCAAGACCGTGGAGGCCCACCGGGCGAACATCATGAAGAAATGGCGCGTCCGGGGCGTCGTCGAGATGATGAAGGCCGGGATGGCGCTCGGGATTTTGAGGAAGCAGTAAGGCAGGCAAAAAAATGAGCGGTCGGCACCGCTACCGACCGCTCAACGGGTATCAACCAAGTGGGTGGATTCTGCCACAGCAGAGCCGCCCTGTCAACAGGAGGACACGATGCACCACGCTGACCACGACCAGCAACCAGGACCACCCCCAGGGAGCCCCGCGATGATTTCAGCCATCAACGAACAGATCGCCGACTGGAAGCGCAACGGCGCGCACATTCTCGCCCCCATGACCCTCCAGACCGTCCCGGCGATGCACCGGCCGGTCCTGGCGATCGTGCAGATCGACCCGGACCCCAAGAACAAGGAAGTGTACCCGCAGAAAGGGGGCGGCCTGTCGCTGTCGGCGATCGGCTGGAAAAAGCTCGCCGACGCCATGCGGATCCAATGGATCCCGGAAGAATGCCGCCAGACCGACGACGGGCGCGATCCGAACCGTTGCGCCTACCGGATGGTGGGCCGGGTGAAGTCCCTCGACGGGACCTGGCGGCGCCTGATTGGCGACAAAGAAGTCCAGATGGACGTGGTCCGGGAGGAGCTACAGGACAGCTACCGGGAGAAAGCCAGGGCCTACCAGGATGACCCGAAGGACGGGCCCGCGTTCCGCCGGGCGTTCCCGACGCCTGAGGCCATCGAGGGCTGGATCCAGGAGAAGGTCCGGCAAGATGCCCTGCAGATCCGGAAGCACCGGCTGTCCCGCGCCCAAACCGGCGCGCTGGCCCGGGCGGTGAAATCGATCGGCGTCCGGGAAACCTACAGCGCCGCCGAACTCGCTAAACCGTTCGTGTTCCCGATGCTGGTGCCGGAGTTTGACCCGAACCACCCGGGAGACCGGGCGTTCCTGCGGGCCCAAGCGGTCGGCGCCATCGAGCAGTACTACCCGGAGCGGCCCGCCCCCCCGGCGCCCGAGCCCCCGGCCCCCCGGCCGAGCCTGCCGGGCCCGGAGGAATTGGTCGCCGCGTACCCGGAGCACCGCGCCCTCCACTACCAGCCCGCCCCGGCCTCGCCCCCGCTGACGCCGCTCGAGAACCTCCGGGCGGATTTCTATGCGGCCGACGCGATCGGCCAGCGCGAAGTGCTGGAGCGCCTGATCCGCCAAAAGGGCTACGCGGGCAAAGTGCAGGGACAGATCGAAGAGTGGAGCCTGCAGCAACGCGCCGGGTTTTTCGACCGGCTCATCGCCATGCCGGACGTGGCCCCGGCAGCCCGGCAGACCGACGAGTTACCGTTTGACTAATGGCCCGCGCCGGGCGCCAATAGCCTAGCGCCACAACCAAGGAGGGCCGCATGATCCGACTGCTGCACTTAGCCGATCTTCACCCGAACGCGAGCGCCACGCTGGCGGGCAAACTGGCGATTGACCCGGAGACCAGCCAGAACCAAGCGTTGACCGATCTCGACCTGAGCCTGCAGGCCTGCCTGCGGTCCGCCACCAACCCCGCGCGGCCGTGCCACCTGGCCGTGCTCGCAGGCGACGTGTTCGACAGCCACAAGCCGCACCCGAACGAAATCCGGGTGATCCGCCGGTTCCTCGAGCCGCTGGCCCTCGAGATGCCGGTGGTGGTGATCCCGGGCAACCACGACATGAGCCAGAACCCGCGGGACGCCACGGCCCTCGAGGCCATCAAGGGCCTGCCGGGCCTGCATGTCGTGGAACGGCCCGACGTGCTGACGCTGGCGGTCGACGGGCAAGCCGTGCAGATCGCCTGCCTCCCGTACCCGCAGAAGGGACGGCTGCTGACCCAGGACGAGACGCTCGACCAGAGCCCCGAGGCCGTCACGGCCCGGATCAACCACGGCCTGGCCGCCATCCTGCGGCATTTTGCGGCCGAGCGGTCGCCCCACACGTTCACCCTGCTGGTGGCCCACGGGTCCGTCCGGAACGCCTCGGTCGGGGACCAGCCCCGGAGCCTCGAGCACGACATTCTCATTCCGACCGACGACTTCGGCGCGTTCGACTACGTGGCGCTCGGCCACATCCACCGGGCCCAAGCGGTCGCGGCGAACGCCCACTACTGCGGGAGCCTGACGCGCCAGAGCTTCGGCGAAGAGACCGAAACGAAAGGCTGGCACCTGGTGGAGCTGGGGGGCGCCGAGCTCAAGATCCGGCAAGTTCTCAACCCGCACACCCGGACCTACTGCACCATCACGCCCGCGATGCTGCAGGACCATGACTACCCGGAGGGCCTCCAGCCCGGCATTTGCTGGCGCTTCAAAGCCAGCCTGACGGACCAGGAGGCCCAGGCCCTGCAGCCGACGCTCGCCCGGCTCGCGGCCTCCACGCCCTGGTTTCAACAGACCATCGAACACGTCCGGGAGGCCCGCGCGCGCGACGCCGCGATGACCACCGTGCTGACGACCGAAGCCGCCCTCCTGCGGGCCCTCGAGGGCAAGGTCACGCCGGAGCAGCTCCCGGCGCTCCTGGAGCTGCACCGGGCCCTCGACCAACAGAGCGATTGACACGCGCCTCCCCGGCCCACCATGGTGCCGGGATCACCAAGGAGACACCGCATGCTGCTCGAAGAAATCCACCTCCGCCATTTCGGAAGTTACGACGACGCGACGATTGACCTCCGCGGCCTCACGGCGGCCGTGGTGCTGGGGCCGAACGGCGCCGGGAAATCCACCGCGTTCATCGATGCCGTGTTGTGGGCCCTGTACGGGCAAGCCCGGAGCAGCACCGACCACATGCTGAAGACCGGCGAGACCGACATGACGGTCGTGGTGACGTTCCGGCTGAACCAGCAACGCTACCGGGTGATCCGCAAGCGGAGCCTCCGGACCAAGGCGGGCAAGTCCGACCTGGACCTGCAGGTGGACCGCGACGGCACCTGGGCGCCGTTCGGCGCCGGACGGGTCGCCGAGACTCAAGCGCAGATCGTGACGTTGCTGCATTGCGACCACAGCCTACTGACCGCCACGTCCTTCTTTCTGCAGGGGCAAGCCGACCGCTTCAGCCGCGCCACCCCGGCGGAGCGCAAGACGATCCTGGCGGGCATCCTGCGGCTCGACCACTACGCGGACCTGAAGCAGCGCGCCGGGCAGGAGCTGACCCGGCTGGACAGCCGCCGGGCCGCGAAGTGGGAACAGCTCCAGGCGCTCACCGATTTGGACGAGACCCTGGCGGCCCATCACCGCCAGGCGCGCGAACTGACCGACGGGATCCAGTATGCCGAGCAGGAGCACCACACGGCCGACCAAGCCCATGCCGCCCTCCGGGACCAGATCACGGCGCTGAAGGGGCAACTCGCCACCTTGCCGGACCTGCAGGCCACCCTCGAGACCGACCGCGCCACCGTCCAGCCCACCGACACCAAACTGCAGGCCCTGCTGCAGCGGCACGAACGCTGGAGCAAGATCACGCGGAACGCGCCGGTGATCCGGGAGAAGCTCGAGGCCCATCGCGCCACCTCCAGCGTGATCGCGGCCCTCGAGCGGACCCTGCAGGACCGGGAACCGGACCTCACGATGGTCCGGGACCAAGTCGCCCACGCCCAGCGCGGCGTGGCGGACCTGCAGGCCCTCGAAGCCCTGAGCCGCGACCTCCGGCACCAGATCGAGACCGCCGCGACGGCCTACCAGCGCGAGACCGCGGACCTGACGGCCGACCAGACGCGCGACACCACCCAGGCGGCCCTCTTGACCCAGGTGCCATGCGGCCAGGACCTGCAGGGGCGCTGCCAATTCACCACGCTGGCGGTCGCGGCCCACGCCCGGATCCTGCCCCGCGAGCAACGCCTGGCCGGGCGCCCGCAAGATTGGCCCGCCATCGTGGCGCTGGTGGCCCCGGACCAGGCCGTCGAACAGGTCAAACTCGAAGCCCAGATCCAGGAGGCCCGCCGGGCTAACTGGACCGGCATCGTGGCGGAACGCCAGGCTGTCCTGCGGGACCTTGAACAGCACCACCAGCGCGACCGCCAGACCCTCGCGCAGAAGAAAGGCCTGCTCCCCGAGCTGGAACGCTTCACCGTCCTGCTGCCCGAGCTGGAGCTGGCGGAACGGGAGCTGCCCGGCATCGCGGCCGAGATCAACAGCCTGACGGCCTCCATTACCCAGCTCCGCCAGCGCATCACCGACCAGACCCTGGCGATCGCCCGGCTCCAACAGATCCCCACCACCATCACGACCCTCGAGCAACGCGCCCAGGACGCCCGCGCGCGGATCACGACGATCCAGCGCCACCAGACCACCCTGAGCGAACAGCTCGGCGCCACCCGGGCCGCCATCCAGCACACCGAGGAGGCCTTAGCCTCGGCCGACAGCCTCCGGGCCGACCTCGCGGCCCTCGAACTCAGCTGCGACCAGTACCGGACCCTGCAGGAGGCCTACGGGCTTATCCCCACGTTCATGATGGAAAACGCCCTGCCGATCGTGGAACAAGAGACCAACGCCCTGCTGGCCCGGATCAGCCGCACCGGCATGCAGGTCCGGTTTGACACGCAGAAGGCCCTCAAGAGCCGGGACGGCCTGGCCGAAACCCTCGAGATTGTGGTGCGGGACCAGGTAGGCGAACGCCCGCTCGAGAACTACAGCGGCGGCGAACGGTTCCGGCTGGACCTGGCCCAGCGGATCGGCCTGTCGAAATTACTGGCCCGCCGGGCCGGAGCCCGGATCGAGACCCTGGCGATCGACGAAGGCCTGGGCAGCCTGGACGAAGACGGCCTCCTGCAGCTGCAGGAATGCCTGGGCGCCCTGGGCGACGATTTCAAACTCGTGCTGGTCATCACCCACGTCGACCAAATGAAGGCCACGTTCCCCAGCCAGATCATGATCACCAAAGACCACCAGGGCAGCCACGCGGAGGTACTGACATGACCGATCCCCGACCCCCTCGATCCATCCCCCCGGCCGCGTTCCGCGGCCAGGTCGACCTCTCCGACTGGGAGCTGGAGACTTGGCACAAGATCCTCGACCTGCACCGCGAGGCCATCGCGGAGATGCTCCAACACGCCCTGGAGTCATCCCAGGAGGACCGAGGCATCCGCCTGACCATGCGGAGCGACGGCACCGCGCCGCATCACGGGGCAGGCTCCCCGCTCGACCTGGTGCTGGAGCTGAGCCTGCTGCGCGCGGACGACGACGACGAGATCCCCTGCTTCTTGTTTCCCTTTGCCGACGTGCTCACCAGCGCGATCTGGCCGGTGCCGTTCCACCCCGACGACACCAGCGCCTTCGATATGCTAGACGAGGAGGACCTCCCGCGGGTCCAGCGGATCCGGGACGCCCTCCGGGCCACCGCGGACCAGATCGACCACAGCCTGACGGCCGCCACCCAGCATCTCACCAAGGAGGCCTGACATGACCCCCGACATCGACGACACCCCCCCGGTCGCCCCGTACATCCCGGAGGCCCTCGCGCTCGCCCAGCGCCTCGGGCTCTCGCCCGGCCACCCGCAGCACGTCACGATCCTGCACGACGACTGGTGCCCGCTGTTGGCCCGCACCGGCCCGTGTTGCTGCGATTTCGAGGTGGTGCCCGGCGACACCCCGGAGCCGCCCCGATGAGCTGCCGCCCTGTTGTCATCCAGAACCCCGACGGCACCACCACGACCGGCATCGTGTGCGGACCGAGCCACCGGCTCACCCGGCAGCCCTGCAGCGTCCCGGGCTGCTTCGAAGGCGCCGGATACCTGTGCGACTACCCGCTGGCCGGGCAAGCCCGGACCTGCGACGCGCCGCTGTGCCGCCACCACCGACGCCCGATCCGGAAGGACCGGGACTATTGTGCTCACCATTTTGAGGCCGCCATGCGCGGAGAATAGGAGCCCCCATGCCATATACCCGCTACCGTTGCGCCCACTGCCCCGAGACCTTCCCCTTGACCGTCGAGGGCGCCAAAGCCGCCGTCGAGCACGAACGCCAGACCCGCCACACCGTGCAGGCTTCCCCCTGGGCCGTCGAGCCCGTCCCGGACCCGAAAGTGTCAAGTATTTCCGACGGTTCCACCATCACGCCTAATTGATTGACAGGCCCGCGCGGGCCCAGCTATACAGACCGGCTTCGAGTCCACCTGGAGGATTCATGACCACCCGACGACGCCCGCGCCCTGCTCAAACCGGCACGATTCCGCCCCGCCCCCACATGGGGGACCAGCTCGACAAACTGCTCCGCGATCTCGGCCTCACTCAGGCCGAATTTGCCCGGCGGCTCGAGGCCCGCGGCGCCGACATGAGCCGCCAAAACCTCTCCCTCAAGATAGCCCGCGCGGATTGGAACGCGCAGGATCTCTGGACGATCGCCACCACCGCCAACGTCCCGACGGACTATTTCTTCGGCGTCACGACCCCCACGGCGGCCCGATGAGGCCCTACGCCACGGTGTCGCCCACGTTCTGGACCGGCCAGACCGGCCGGGCCTTGACCAAGTTGTCCCGGGACAGCGCCGCCGGAGCCGACGCCCAACGGCTCGCGTTCTACCTGATCACCAGCCCCCACGCGACGATGCTGGGCCTGTACTACCTGCCCCTGGCCTACTGCACGACCGACACCGGGCTCGACGAGAAACGCCTCCGCAAAGCCTTGACCGTCCTGACGGAGCTGGGGTTCAGCCAGTACGACCCCGAGACCCACTACGTCTGGGTCGTGGAGTTTGCCCGGTTCCAGATCGGCCCCCAGCTCCACCCCGGCGACAAACGGATCCCCATGCTGAACCGGCTGTACCACGACCTCCCCCACAACCGCTGGCTCGGCGGATTCTTCGACCGCTACGCCGACGCCTTCCACCTCCAAACCCGCCGGTGTGAGCACACCCGAGATGCCCCATCGATGGGGCATCGAAGGGGCATCGAAGCCCCATCGGAGGGGCATAAATGCCCCTGTGTTCCTGTTCCTGTTCTTGGTGTGCTCCCTCCCGCTTCCGATTCTGCTCTTTCTTCCTCCGAGGATGGGGAGGGGTGCAGGGGAGGGGAAGGGCCCGCGGCCGCGGACGGGACCGCCACGGTTCCAGCCGAGATCCCCCCGGAGCCCGACGTGACGCCCGCCTGGGTGGTGGAACGGTGGAACGCCATCCAGGGCGTCGAGCCGTTCAATTTCACCCGGTACTTCAACCCGGAGATCGGCGTCGGGAAAAAACTCCTGGCTCGCGTCAAGCAACACGACAGCCCGCAATGGTGGCTTGACTATTTTACGAAAATCCAGCAAAGCAACTGGCTAGTCGAGAGCTTTCACCCGCATCTCGACTGGGGCCTCGAGCCGCGCAACATCCAGAAGGTGCTGCAGGGGAATTACATCAAGACCCTGAAGCGCCCCCGGGCCAGCGCGTATGGCCGGATCATTGACGACCTGCAGGCCGCGGACGAGCGCCCCCCACCTAAACCAGGAGGGGAGCCATGACACGCTTACCAACCAAAGATTTCCTGCAGGGCTGGGCCTTGTTGGTCGCGCAGCCCTATGGCGTCGCGTATCGCCGCGAGCCCGAAGCTGAACAGGTCCAGCGCCGCTGCTGGCAAGAGGAATTCAGCGACGCCCCCCCGAGGGTCTGGCGCGACGCCGTCTCGTTTTGGGTGCGCCAAGAAGACCACTTCCCGCTGATCCCCGAGATGCGGGCCCACATCACCCGGCTGACGCCCCCGCCGGTGCCCACGGCCCGCGTGGCGTTGGCGCCCGGCCCCACCATGCCGGTCGACGAAGCCGATCTCCTGGCTTACGCGGAACGGCACGGCGTCTCGGTCTTCGTGGCGGTGAAGCAGTGGGAAGCCGTGCGGGCCTGGGTGCAGGCCGGACGGCCCATCCCGCTCCCCCAGGAGCCCCTCCCGACATGAACGCCCTACCCGGCCCGATCTCGAAAGCGCGGCAACAGGCCTCGGCGGCCCGGGCGGCCGCCAGCCACCTCGCCCGCCGCCAGCTCGCCACCCCCCGGGGGATCGTGCAGACCGACCGGATCGCCGAATTCCGGGAACGGATCCGGGATTTCTGCACCGGCCCGCCCGAGTACACGACGGTCCGGGCTCACCACACCCTGTCGGCCGACGACTACGCCGCCCGGATCGTGCAGCTGATCGAACAGCACGGGCCGCCCTGACGATGCCGTACCGTGATCCTGCCCGACGCCGGGAAGCCACCCGGCTGGGCAGCCGCGCCCATTACGAACGACACCGGGAGGCCATCATCGCCCGGACGGCCGCCCGCAAGGCGCGCCAGAAACAACTACGGAAGGACTGGGAGATGTCGACGCCGCAACGATGCCCGAAATGCCAGGGCAGCATGACCCGCCAGGAGATGGGCGGCCGCCAGTTTTGGCAATGTGAACGCGAATCCTGTGGCGGCCGGATCCTGCTGGACCGCCCGCACGTCCCGCACGGCTTCACCCCGCAGACCCTGCCGGTCGAGCCCGAGAAGCCTAGCCGCCGCCGCCCGCCGGTCGTCCAGGAAGACGCCACAGAGATCGACGACAACCCCTTGACCGAGCTGGAGAATTCCCTGCTGGGCGACGAAATCCCGATCGACCCCGACGACGACGCCGTCCAGGACCCCGACGCGCCGGACCCGCCTGCCCGCCAAACTGCCCCGGAGCGCGACGATCCGGCCGACCGGGATGAGCCGGAGCCCGATCTGCCCTCGACGCGCCCTACGGCCAGCCAGCGGCCTCCCCGAGGGGGTCGCCCGCGAGCGCCTTACAGCCCCTCCTCCCTGTCCGGGGCTTTCGACCCCCGGGCCCAGGCGTTGAGCGCCCTCGACGAGGCCATCGGGGCGCTGGACCAAGAGACCGTGGCGCTGCAGGCCCGGCTCGCCACCATCGAGACCGAACGGCAGGCCTTACAACAGGCCAGCGCCGTGCTGCGCCGGAGGCCCTGACGTGGAGTTATTCACAGCCTTCCTCGAGGGCCTGACGACCGGCCTCTGGACCGGCGCCTGGTGCATCGGGTGGGTCTTGGCGATGGTGACGTGCCTGGGGATCTTGGGCGGCCTGCTCCGCACCGTGAGCTGGCTGCTGCAGCGCCAGGAGCCCCGCTGATGCGGACGAACTACGGCGATCTGCCGCTGACGCTCGACCCGCGGACCGGCCGCGCCACCCTGGCGCCCGCGCGCCCCGTGGTGCCGGTGGCGCCGGGCCCTGTGCCCACGTTATCCCCAGGCGCCCGGTACCGTTCGAAGACCGAAGCCCGGTACGCCGGGCACCTCGAGGCCTGCCGGATGGCCGGGCAGATCCGGGAGGCCCGGTACGAAGCCCTCCGCTTCACCCTCGGGCCCCGCACGACCCTGACGCCCGATTTCTGCGTGGAGCGCCCGGACCGGCAGCTCGAGCTGCACGAAGTCAAAGGTTTCGCCCGCGAGGACGCCTGGGTGAAGCTCAAGATCGCGGCCGTCCAGTGGCCCTGGTTCCGCTGGGTGCTGGTGACGTGGGACCGGCGCGCCGGGACCTGGCAGCTCCGGGAGGTGCCCCGGGGATGAGCCGCCACCGCATCAACCCGAAGGCCGGATGGGTGAGTCCCGCGGTCTTGCCGAAAGGCCCGAACGGCCGGACGCAATGCCGGTATTGCCAGGCCGAAGTCCCCACCGGGCGCCGGTCGTTTTGCAGCGACGTCTGCGTCCACGAATGGAAGCTCCGGTCCGACCCCACCTACGTCCGCCGCCAGATTCACCGGCGGGACCGCGGCGTCTGCAGCGCGTGCGGCCTCGACACCGACCGCTTCAAGGAGGCGATCGCCCGGCTGCCTTACGGCCAACGCCTCCCGGCCCTGCTGGCCCGGGGCTTTAAGCAGCACGGCCACCTGTGGGAAGCCGATCACATCCAGCCGGTCGCCGACGGGGGCGGCGAATGCGGCCTCGAGAATTACCGAACCCTGTGCCTCCCGTGCCACAAACTCGCCACACGTCAGTGGCGACACACCCGTGCCTCAACCAAGGAGACCTAACATGACCGACACCGCCACCGTGCTCGACCCCGCAGACCTGCAGGACGACGCCCAGCGCGACACCCTGTGGAAGCTCACCAAGGACCTGAAGAAAGCCGCCAAAACCCTGTCGGCCGACGAGGCCCGCTACCTGGTGGACCGCTACTACCAGCTGCAGAACGACCGGATCCGCGCCGACGCGCAAGTCCGGGCCGCCGGAGACGCCGGAGAACCGAACGCCCTGCTGGGCTGGATGTCCGAGACCTCCTGGGCGATGGAGTGCGCGATCAAAAAAGCCCTGGACATTTATTCTGACCAACACGCGCCCGGCCGCTGGGCCAAGGCGCAGTACGGGATCGGGCCGGTGCTGTGCGCCGGGCTGCTGGCCCACATCGACATCACCAAGGCCCCGACGGTGGGGAAAATCTGGCGATTTGCCGGGCTGGATCCAACCGTGACGTGGGAGAAGAAAACCAAGCGCCCGTGGAACGCCCGGCTCAAGACCCTGTGCTGGAAAATCGGCGATTCCTTCGTGAAATTCCACAACCGCGACGCCTGCGTCTACGGCAAGCTGTACGCGGAACGCAAACGCTACGAGATCGACCGGAACCTGCGGGGGGAGCATGCCGAGACCGCCCGGCTGACCCTCGAGGCCAAGAAGTTCGACAAGAGCACCCCGACGTACCACGCCTACCAGGACGGCAAGCTGCCCGACGGCCGGATCGAACTCCGGGCCCGCCGGTGGGCCGTCAAGCTGTTTTTAAGCGGCCTGCACGAAGCGATGTATTTTGACCGTTACGGCACGCTGCCCCCCAAACCGTATGCGCTCGAGCACCTGGGGCACGCGCACTACATCGCGCCGCCGCACCTGGAGGAAATCCCCGGCTGGGCCGAGGCCCGCCGGAAGGCCGCGCCACTGCCCAACTCAACCGAACCGAGAGAGCCATCCGCATTCGATGAGTGACCCAGCGATCTCGATAGGACGGGGAGCAGGAGGGACCCGAAGTAACGGATCGGACACGGACTGCGAGGGAGCCGACAGCGACGAGTGCCCCGTCGAACAGAAGCGACCCGTGATGAAGGATGGCGCGGATCAATTGAGGGACCCGAGGGAACAGATCGGACGTGGTATTAGGAGGGAGCCTCCTGCGACGAGTGCCCCGTCGAGAGAGAGCGAACCGTTCAGGAAGATTGACCGAGCATGACGAGTGACCCGTAGGAAGCGATCGGACAGAAGAAGGAAGGGACCCAAGAGATTAGATCGGACGTGGCAGACGAGGGAGCCGACATCAAGGCGCGCACCGTAATACTTGAGCGAGCCAGGGGCACGTGAGGGGACCGATGCAAAAGAGCGAGCTGTCACGGGCGAGTGGACCGAAAGGATGGAGCGAGCCGCCGCAATAGAGTGGTCCGAACCACCAGAGTGCCCCGGGTCACTCTGGCAATACTAACACGGTTTATTAAAGCCGCAATGGAGTGACCCGAACCGCCAGAGTGCCCCGTACTCCTTGAGGGAGCCGTTACCGATGAGAGGGCCGAGTTTCGAGAGCGAGCCGCTGTCGGACGAGTGACCCGCCAGACCCGAGGAGTCCGAGAGAGACGAGGGAACCACGGGGTACGATAGAGCGCGTATCGAGAGTGACCCGCGCTAGCGGAGCAGCCCGTAGCACCTGAGGAAACCGGGCCTTCGGAGGGGACCGATTCGCGTGAGTGAGCCGTCAGGTCCGATGCGATCGCAAGACAAGAGCGAACCGTCTTGAATGAGGGGGCCGCGACCACGGAGTGAGCCGCTGTCCGTGAGGGGACCGCGTGTTATGAGCGAACCGTTCAGGAAGATTGACCGAGCATCACGAGTGACCCAAGCTAGGAGAGTGCCCCGCGAGCAGCGAGGGAGCCGCCGTACAAGAGGGACGTGCAAGAAAAGAGCGAGCCGAGACGACGGAGCGCACCGTCGCCCGCGAGTGAACCGGGTTGAGTGAGTATGCCGGGGCTTGGAAGTGTAGCCACTTTACGGGAGCATCCCGTGACTCCAGAGCGAACCGTGACATGAAGCGCACCGCTTGGGACGAGTGACCCGCTCACGACGAGAGGCCCGGCCATTGTGAGGGAACCGTCAGTAACGAGACCCCGAGCGTCCCGGTATTTGGGAGTGAGCCGAGATAACTGAGTCACCCTGTGAGAGAGCAGCGAGCCGATTCTGAGAAGCGCACCGCTGGAAGTGAGCGACCCGGCCAACCAGATCGGACGTGTGTCCAGAGGGAGTCGAGAGAAAAGAGCGCACCGTAGTAAAAGAACGACCCGGACTAACAGGGAGCACCGGTACACATGAGGGACCCGAGAAAGAGCAGCGCACCGAGCTTGTAGAGGGAGCCGATGAGAGAGATCCCCGCGATTCTGAAGAGCGACCCATCGTAACCGTGAGCACCGAGAAACATGAGGGAGTCAGGACCGTTGAGCGCCCCGTCAAGACCGAACGAACCGGCCTAACAGGGAGCACCGCTAAACATGAGTGAGTTGATTTGCCTGAGCGCACCGGAGGAAAGGAACGACCCATGACGAGAGAGCGCCCCGTATCGACGAGGGAGTCGAGCGTTGAGAGCGCCCCGAAAAGTCCGAACGACCCCGGGGACAGAAGCGGACCGCGCTTGATGAGGGAGCCATGCACTGCGAGCACCCCGTACAGATTGAGCGAGCCGAAGACTAGGAGCGGACCGAATTTGATGAGGGAGCCATGCACTGCGAGCACCCCGTAGAGGTGGAGCGAGCCGTCGACCCTGAGTGGACCGCAAAGAGTAAGCGAGCCGAAAGAGTTGACCAACCCGAATGCTGAGAGCGCCCTAACGACAGGAGGACCCCATGCCCGATGCAGCCCTGACCGAACACACCCACCGGATCACGCGCCAGCTGGAACGCCCGCTGACCGATGCCGAGCGCCTCGAGATTGGCGTGAACCTCTCCGAGGCCCTCGAGGCCGCGCAGGACGCGGAACGCCGCAAGCGCGAACTCGACGGCCGCCTCAAAAAAGACATCGATTATTACCGCGGGATGGCCGACGATCTGGCAGGCGTCCTACGGAAAGGCGTGCGTGAAGGCCCCGTCGAGGTGCTGGTGACCCGCGACTGGACGACCGGCCGGGTGACGTTCCACCGGGCCGACACCGGCGAGCAGATCGAGGAACGCGCCATGACGATCGAGGAACGCCAAACCACCATCCCGGAGGCCTGACGATGCCGAGCCACAACCATGTGACCCTGATGGGCAACCTGACCCGCAACCCCGAACTGCGCTACACCCCGAACGGTACCCCGGTGTGCAACCTGGGCCTCGCGGTCAACCGCCGGTACAAACAAGGCGACGACTTGAAAGAGGAAGTCGCGTTCATCGACATTGTGCTGTTCGGCAAGACCGGCGAGACCGCCGTGCAGTACCTGAGCAAGGGCGACTGCGCCCTGTTCGAAGGCCGCCTGCAGCAACGCCGCTGGGAGACCGAGGACCACCAGGTCCGGAGCAAGATCGAAGTGGTGGCCCACGGGATGACGTTCATCAAAACCAAATACCAACAGCAGGGCGCCGGGCCATCCAGCGGTGGCGCCGACCCGCCCCAGGAGCACCACGATGACGCCCCTTACGAGTAACCCGGCGGGCCGGTGGATTTACGTGCTGCACCCGTTCCGCGGGACCGGCCTACAGGGCGAACGCGAGAAGAACCGCGCGCGGATCGAGCTGATCTGCCGGGAGATCATGGGGCTGGGGCACGTCCCGCTGTCGCCCGTGCATTTTGCAGGCTTCCTGGACGACACCCACCCGCACGACCGCGCGCAGGCCTTCGCCCTCTGCCAGGCCTTGATCCGCCGGGCCGACGAGGTGTGGAGCTTTACGGTCGCGTCCCGCCGGTTCGACCCGGTGGGCCTCCGCTACATCCACACCCCGGTGGTGAGCGCCGGGTGCGCCCGGGACCTCGAGGACGCCACGAAAGCCAACAAACCCATCATCTACTTCCACTACGAGGAAGGGGCCGGTGCCGTGCGCGATTTACGGCTGTCCCGTGGTGGTGTATAAGCCTGCGGGAACATGGGGCAAACGCCCCGCGTTCTACGTGGAACAGGAGTAGCGATGCCAACCAAGCGCCCCGCCACGAAGTCCCGTGCCCCGATCGCCCGGCCCGAGCCCGGCGAACAGATCGCTCCCTTCGACATTGCCCAGCTGCAGCTGGACCCGAAAAACGCCCGCGCCCACGGCGATCGAGACATCAAGGCCATCATGGCGTCGATCCGCCAGTGGGGCTGGACCAACCCGATCATCGTGCGGGCCGGAACCACCCAGGTGGTGTGCGGCCACGGCCGCGTCCAAGCTGCCATCCGGCTGGGCCTCAAGACGGTCCCGGGGATCAGCCGGGTGTTTGCCACCGACGCCGACGCCAAGGCCTACGCGATCGCCGACAACCGGACGGCCGAGCTGTCGGCCTGGGACCTGCCGAACCTCAAGGATTCCTTGACGGAACTCGAGGGCCAGGGCTACGACATCGCGTTGACCGGCTGGACGGTCGACGAACTCCAGAAGATGCTCGACTTTGACAGCGAGCCCGAGCACGACCCCGACACCCTGCCGGTCGTGGGCGGCCCGCCGGTCGCCAAGCCCGGCGAGCTGTGGTGTCTCGGGGACCACCGGATCCTCTGCGGCGATGCCCAGGACCCCGCGGTCTGGTTCCGGCTGATGGGCGGCCGGAAAGCCCACGCGATCTTTACCGACCCGCCCTATGGCGTGGCCTATGAAGCCCAAAGCGGCAAATACGACGCGATCAAGAACGATAGTCTCCGGCACGGCGCCCTCGCGGAATTCCTCTGGAGGACCTTTCGCAACCTCGTGCAGCACGCCGAGGACACCGCCGCGTTCTACATTTGGCACGCCTCGAGCACCCGGCAGGACTTCAGCCATGCGCTGATAAACGCCGGGTTGACCGAACAGCAATACCTGATCTGGGTGAAGCCCGCGCTCGTGCTGGGCCACGACGACTACCAATGGGCCCATGAGCCCTGTTTCTACGCCGCCAAGTCCGGCCACAAACCGGCCTGGCACGGAGACCGGAGCCAACCGACCACCTGGCGGTTCAGCCCCGTGAGCCCCGAGGGCATCATGGCGAGCGTCGGCCGCGGCCTGACGCTGCTGCACGGCCCCGAGACCCTCCACCTGACGACCGACAGCCCCAAGACCAAGAAAACCCGGACCGTCCGGGTCCCCGAGGACGGCCGCCCCGTCCTGATCGACATCGGCAACCAGCCACACCACGACTGCTGGGAAGTCTCCCGGGACCACAACGCCGAGCACCCCACCCAAAAGCCCGTCGCCCTCGCGGTCCGGGCGTTGCGGAACAGCACCCAGTACGGCGAGCTGGTGCTCGACGCCTTCCTGGGCAGCGGCACCACCCTGATGGGCGCCGAGATCCTGGGCCGGACCTGCTACGCCACCGAAATGGAGCCGAAGTACGTGGACCTGGCGGTGCGCCGGTGGGAGCTGTTCACCAAGAAGAAAGCCGAACGCGCATGAGCCTCAAGATTACCAAGACCCCTCGGATCTTTTGCCCGAAGTGCGACAACCTCCTGAGCGCCATCAGCGACTTCGACGGCCACACCCCGAAGCCCAACGACTTCTCCCTGTGCGCCTACTGCCTGACCCTCCTGATCGTGACGGAAGGGAACGGGATGCGCCTCCCCACCCCGGCGGAGGAGGCCGAAGCCCGGGCCACGCCCGCCGTCCAGGAACTGCGCCAGGCCTTGCTGCACCACCGTGGCCCCGTGACGGAGATGAAACGCCCCCATGCGAAGTGACCCCCCGGACACGACCGCGCCGGACCGTTGCCACTTCGGGCACCCCTGTCCCCCGGCACGCCTGACGCGCTGCTACTTCCCCGAGGGCTGCTGGTGCTACCCCGACGACCACGACCAATGGCTGTGCCCACAGCACACGATCAAAGGCCTGCAAAACAACGCAGGCACCACCGTGCAGGGCTACCTGCACACCACCAAGGAGGATCCGACATGAACGCCACCGCCACCTACCACGAACTCACCTGTCTCGACGAGACCGGCGACACCAAGCTGATCTGGGATGAAGCGAACCAGGAGGAGATCGACGCCGCCAAGCAGATGTTCGAAACCCTGAAAAAGAAAGGCTATGTCGCGTTTACCGTGAACCGCAAAGGCGACAAAGCCGAGCAAGTCGATCGGTTCGACCCGAGCCTCGAGAAGATCATCATGGCGCCCCAGCTGCAGGGAGGCTGACGATGCCGACACACCCCACGACCGCGTCCTACCCGGAGGCCTGGCACGGCTGGACCACCACCGGCAGCGCTATCACCGAGCACGACCCCTGGGACACCTGGACCACGACCTATACGACCAATACGACCACTTCGGCCAGCGCCAACACCTGGCGCGTGTGGGTGGCCCCCGGGACCAGCACCGGCACCAGCACCACCGTCTGGCACACCTGGACCGGGACCGCCTCGACGGCCGCCCCCACGGTGTACGCGCAACGGCAGGTCGCCGTCAGCCCCGAGGAGGCCGCCCGGCTGGCCGCCGAGGAGGCCGAACGCCAAGCCCACGCGGCCCAACAGGCTGCCGAGCTCAAAGCCAAACAGGAGGCCGCCAAACAGAAGGCCGAAACCTTGCTGCTGGCCCACCTGACGCCCGAGCAAGAGCAGGCCTGGCGGGAAAACCGGGCCATCTTCGTGACGGTGCCGTCCGGCCGCCGGTACCGCATCCGGGACGGCCTGGCCCACAATATCCAGCTCGTGGACGCCGATGGGCAGCCGCTCGAGGACCTGTGCGTCCATATTTCCGGCTGCCCGACGCCCGACAACGTCCTGGCCCAAAAGCTGGCCCTCTTGGCCGACGAAGACGGCGTGCGGCGCCGGGCCAACATCCGGCCCCTGCGGCCCCGAGGTGTCGCGTGACGGGCGGGTTCTGTGCCTGCGGGTGCGGGCAACGGACCAAGCTCGCCACCAACACCAACACCGCCAAGGGCTACGTGAAGGGGCAGCCGATGAAATGGGTCTACGGGCACAACGCGAAGGCGCAGCACGCCCGGCGCCGACGCGCCCGGGCGACCTCCCCGGAGGCCCGTCCGTCCTAACGCTATGCGCCGGAAGCCGAGCCATGATCCTCATGACGACGACCTGACGCTGACGGGGCCGAGCCTCGACTTCCTGGAGGCCGAGGAAGTCGAGACCGCCCGGACCATCACGCCCCGGATGGTGCGGGCCGACCTGAAGCGCCGGGCGATCGCCATGATGAAGCAGGAGCACCTGAAGGACATCCTGCCCCGGGTGCCCCGGCCCGGCGAAGCCTTCCACCTGATCAGCAACGGGAAGTACGACTTTTGGACCTGGATCCCGGTGCTGCTCGAGACCCTCGGGCACGCGGACGAATTCTACGGCAGCACCTGGACGCTCAACCGGCAGAACTGCCAGGAACTCTTGACTCTGTTCGACCAGGGCAAGATCCGGTCCATCGGGTTCCTGACCGGGGTGTACTTCAAGCGCCGCGAGGCCGCCGTGTACGCCCTCCTGATGACCGGCCTGACGGAGCGCCGCCAACGCTACTGCTGCCTCGAGAACCACGCCAAGGTGACGCTGCTGGCGAACCACCAGCGCGGCGATTACCTGACGGTCGAGGGCAGCGCCAACTACACCGCCAACCCCCGGATCGAACAATACTGCCTGACGAACGACCGGACCGTCTTTGACTTCCACAAAACCTGGATGGAGGAGATTTTGACGCCATGACGACCCCCACGCCGGACCCGTACCCCTATATCCTGAGCCTGCATACCCTCCGGGCCTTCCTCGAGTGGTTCCCCCGGCAACCCGAGTACCGGCCCGAGAGCGGCCCCGGGCTGTGCCACGGACTCCGCGGCTTCGAGCAGCGAATGCTGAGCTTCCTGCCGCAAATGACCCGCGATGTCACCGGCCTGTTCGGCGACATCACGGTCCAGGAGGTGGCGGCCGGGACGCCCCTGCCGGGCAACATTTCCACCTCCCCGGACCTCGCGGAGAGCGCCCGGCGGCTCGCCGCCTTGACCGACACCCCCGTGCTCGTGAAATGGCTGGTGATTGATTCGTTCATTGACCAGCGCCTCACCGCCGCGTTGCAGCCCATCGCCCCGGTGTGGAGCCGGTTTCTGCGCGAAACCGGCTGGGGCCTGCCTGCTGGCTTTGGAGGCCCCCGGCCCGCATGACCACCCCGGAGCCCCGCACAAGAGCCCGGCACCCCTCGAAATCCGAGCGAGAGGCCCGGATAACCGAGATTTACAAGCTCCTGGTGATGCGGGTGGCCCGGCACGATATTCTGCAATTTTGTGCAAAAAAAACGGACTGGGAGCTGAAGGAACGGGCCGTGGATTACCTGATCGCGGCCGCTACCAAGCGCTTCCACACTGAAGCCAAGTACCGCCGGGAGATCGAGCTGGGCCGGTCGATCGCCACGACGGCCGACATCCTGAGCCGGACCCTCCGGGTCCAGGATTACAAAACCGCCCTGGCGGCCCAAAAGGAACTCAACGAGCTGCTCGGCCTGTATGCCCCGAAGCGCGTCGCCCTGACGGACCCGGACGGCACGACCCCGAGCTATGTCGCGTTGTTGCCCGAACCGATAAAGGATCACGCCGCATGGTCGGAGCGTTGCAAGCAGGAACGAGCCGAGTTAGACCGCCAACAAGCCTCCGCCTCGTCCCCCGCGTCAACGAAGCGGTAGCGTGGGAACCCCAGCCCGGCCCACAGACCTGGCTCCTCCGCACCGAAGTGGACGAAATCCTCTTCGGCGGCGCCCGGGGCGGAGGCAAGAGCTATGGCATTCTGGGCGATTGGGTGCAGCACGCCAGCCGGTACGGCAATAACGCCCGCGGTATTCTGTTCCGCAAAACCTACCCCGAGTTCGAAGAGATCCTGGACCAATCCGAGCGGATCTTTCCGTTCCTCGGGGCCCGGTACCGCGTCTCGAGCAAGAGCTGGCGGTTCCCCGACGGCGCCCTGCTGAAATTCGCCTACCTCGAGCGGGACCAGCACGCCAGCCGCTACCAAGGCAAGCAGTACACCTGGATGGGCTTCGAGGAGCTGGGCAACTGGCCGAACTCCACCCCGATCGACGCCCTGAAGGCCTGCCTGCGGTCGCCCCACGGCGTGCCGGTCCGGTGGGTCGCCACCGCCAACCCAGGCGGCGTGGGGCACAACTGGATCAAGAGCCGGTTCATCCTCCCGGCCCCCGCGTTGACCCCGTTCCACGACCCCACGACCGACACCTGGCGGACCTTCATCCCGTCCAAGCTGCAGGACAACCCGATCCTGATGCAGGCCGACCCCCGGTACGCGGACCGGCTGCGCGGCGTCGGGGCCGAGTGGCTCGTGGAGGCCTGGCTGAGCGGGAACTGGGACATCGTGGCGGGCGGCATGTTCGACGATATCTGGAAGATCGACCGGCATGTGCTGCCCGCCTTCCCGATCCCGAAAACCTGGAAGATCGACCGCGCGTTTGACTGGGGCAGCACCAAGCCGTTCAGTGTAGGATGGTGGGCCGAGAGCGACGGGAGCCCCGCGCCGGACGGCCGCCAATTCAAGAAGGGGACGCTGTTCCGCATCGCCGAATGGTACGGGTGGAACGGCAAGAAGCCGAATGAAGGCACCCGGCAGCTGGCCGTGGACGTGGCGCGCGGCATCCGGGAACGCGAGAAAGCCATGGGGTTCAAGGTGCTGAACGGCCCGGCGGACCCGTCGATCTTCGGCACCGAGAACGGGAACAATATCGCGGCCGACATGGCGCTCCCCTCGGCCCACCACCCCGGGGTCGTGTGGGAACGCGGGGAAGCCAAGCCCGGCAGCCGCAAGACCGGCTGGGAGAAGATCCGCAAGATGCTGCAGGCCAGCCTCACGACCCCGATGGAGGATCCCGGCCTCTTCGTGTTCGACAACTGCCGCCAATTCATCCGCACGGTCCCGACGCTGCCCCGCGACGCCAAAGACCCGGACGACGTGGACAGCGACGCCGAAGACCACATCGGCGACGAGACCCGCTACCGCGTGATGCACCGCCACCACACCGTGAAGCCCCAAAAAATGGTGGGCCTGTAGATGGCGTGGGCGGCCGAGCACGACGACGGCACCTACCCCCGGCACCTCGCCCACCTGCTCGGCCCGAACGGCGAAGTTTCAGCCTTGTGTTTTTCGCGCCCTCATGCGATTGACATGACCCGAGCAACCTGGACCAACCGTCTCGAGGCTGTGACGTGTCCACGCTGCCGCCATCTCATCAAAACCCAGCGAGGTACCGCATGACGACCGCTCCGTCCAAAGACCCGAACCACATGACCCGCGATCAGCGCCGCCACCTGATCCGGCGGCTCCGCGCCGCCTGGCTGGCGCAACAGAAGACATTTGAAGCCGCAGGCCCGATGCCCCGGGAGATCCGGGACGCCCTGAAGAAAGTCGAGGCCTGGCACCAGCGCGAATCCACCCAGAAACAAGCCCGGCTCCGGGCCCTCGTCGATCACCACAGCGTGGCGTATGAAGCCGTGATGTTCGGCAACCCGAGCGCCGCGCTCGAGGCCGTCAAGGCCTTCGAGAAACAGCCGGTCCCCACCCCGCCACGAAAGGGCAAAGCATGAGCATCGAGACGACCCTGTCGAACCAACTGCAGGCCGCCAAATGCGAGCTGATGGAGGAACGCCAACGCACCCGTCGGCTCGCGGACCTGCTGGACGAAGCGAACCACGAACTCCTGAAGGCCCAGCTGCAGCTCCGGCAGCTGCGGACCGAGCCGGACCGGGAAGCCGAGCTGACCGCCAAGATCGACGAATTGACCGCGGCGCTGGAGTCCGGGTTCATGCCCGGCACCTACGCCCGGCTCAAGGAGCTGCAGGTCAAGGAAGCCCGGCTGGCCGAGTACGAACGGGGCGGGACGCCGGTCTGGAGCGCCTCAACCGAACTCGCCAGCCTGCGGGAGGAGATCCAGGCGCTCCGCGAGGAAGTCCAACACCTCAAGGACTGGCGCGACGTGGTCCGGTTGTTCGGCTATCAGGGCGCCACCGAGTCCAAACTCCCCCATGCTTGACCACCGTGGCGATCATTTCCGGTCGATTTGTCGCTGCGGCGCGATCCAGGCCCAATGCCGCTGCCCCGGCGCCAAGACAACCCGGGTGACCCGCGAGCGCTGTCCCGCGTGCCAGCCTGACGCGGGCGATCCATCCGAACCCCCACAGGAGGCCCCATGCCGGTAACGTCGCAACACCCCGAGTACCAGCAACACCAAGCCCACTGGCAGCAGTGCCGCGATGCCGCCGACGGCGAAGACGCCGTGAAGGCGCGCGCCGAACAGTACCTGCCCCGGCTGACCGAACAGACCGACGACGAGTACAACGCCTACCGGAAGCGTGCCTCGTGGTATGGCGCCACCGGCCGCACCGTCCAGGGCCTGGCGGGCGCGGTGTTCCGTAAACCGCCGGTCGTGACGGTCCCGCCCGCGCTCGAGCCCCACCTCAAAGACATCACGATGAACGGCGTCGATCTCGACGGCTTCGCCAAAACCGCCATCACCGAAGTGCTGAAGGTCGGCCGCTACGGGATCCTGGTGGACATGGGGAAGGATCAGCAAGAGCTGCAGCGCCCCTACTGGGTCGGCTACCGCGCCGAACAGATCATCAACTGGGCCACCCGACAGCTCCAGGGCGACACCATCCTGACGATGGTGGTGCTGGAAGAGGAACACCGGGAAGACGACCCGCGCGACGCCTTCCAACAGAAGACCGAGCTGCAGTACCGCGTGCTGTGGCTGCGCGGCGGCCAGTACGAAGTGGAGATCTACCGCAAAGCCCCGCAACCCGTCGAAGGCGAGGAATGGGTCCTGGCCGAGACGATCGTCCCGACGATCCGCAACAAGCCGCTGCCATTCATCCCGTTTGTTTTCGTGAACCCGACGCAGCTGACGACCTGCGTGGAAAAGCCCCCCTTGCTCGACCTGGTGGTGGTGAACCTGAGCCACTACCGCAACGCCGCGGACCACGAACACGGCATCCACCACACCGCGCTCCCCACCCCCTGGGTCGCGGGCTTCCCGACCGACACAGTCCTGAAGATCGGCCCGTCGATCGCGTGGGTGGCGAGCGACCCGAACGCCAAAGCGGGCATGCTGGAATTCACCGGCGACGGCCTCGGGACCATTGAGCGCGCCCTCGACCGGAAAGAGCGGCACATGGCGATCCTGGGGGCCCGGATGCTCGAGGAACACAAGAAGGCCGTCGAAGCGGCCGAAACCCTGAGGATCCGCGGCGCCGGGGAGCACAGCGTGCTGGCGAGCCTGGCCGGGACCACCGAAGCCGCCGTGCGGATGTGCCTGCAGTGGCACGCGCAATGGAACACCCTCGACGGCACCAGCATCACGGCCGACTTTAACAAGGATTTCTACGACGTCCGGATGGACCCGGTCGAACTCGGCGAACTCATGAAGGCCTGGCAGGGCGGCGCCATCAGCCACGAAACCCTGTATTGGAACATGCAGCGCGGCGAGCTGACCCGGCCCGGCGTGACGTTCGAAGACGAGCAAGAGCTAATCGACGAGGAAGAACCCGCCACCATCCCGCTGGGCGGCCCCTTCGGGGGCGGCTTCGGGCAGCCCGGCGCCGGGAACGAACCCCCGGGCAACGCATCGCCCGGCAACGACGAGGAGGCCTGATGGCACGGCCCCCGGACCCGATCCTCGCACGCCTCCGCCTGGTGTTGTGCCCTAAGGTGACGATCGACCGCGACTACAGCTGGCTCGTCTACCGCTACCTGATCCCCGACGCTTTCGCCTGGCTGCTGGGCTTTACGGTGATCCGCGTCTGGTGCGCCGTGTGCGGCGCCCGGCGCCTGCTGTGGCTCCCGTTATGGTGGCGCGCCCCCGCGCTCGGCGAGGCCAAGCGGGCCGCTCTCGTGCAGGAGCATCAGCACCCCCGGATGAGCCCACACCCGCAGTATTGGGAGGCCCCGCCTCCCTCCACCCGTAACGGCCAACCCGAAGGGAGGTGACGCACCATGGCAACGAAGAAACCGGCGAAAGGCAAAGCCGCGCCCGCCAAGAAAAAGAAGTGACGTGCCCGGGGACACCCCCGCGGGTGTCCCCCCACCGAGAGGACCCGCATGGCTCACAAATTTGCTGACCTGTTAGCGGACCGTTTCACGTTCCACGCGGTCAACATTTCCCGCTTCGAGGGCAGCCTGCAGACCCAAACCCTCGAGCTGCTCCGCGGGCTCGAGACGAAGATCGAAGCCGAGATGGCCCGGCTGGACCCCACCGCCACGCTCTATCGGCGCCGACGCCTCGCGGCCCTGCAGAAGTCCGTCCGGGCTAACATCCAGAGCGCCTACCGGGACATCCGTACCGACAGCCGCCGGAGCCTCGTGCAACTGGCCGAGACCGTGGCGGACGGCACCCTCGAGACCGTGAACGCCGCCGCCCGGGTGGCGTTGTTGAACGTCGGGCTGCCCAAAGAAACGCTCCGGGCCCTGACGGACGATAGCCTGATCCAAGGCGCGCCCGCCCGGGAATGGTGGAGCCGCCAGGCCGGTGGGCTCTATCAGAAGTTCAGCACGGAAATCCGGGAGGGCATGTACCGCGGCGAAACGCTCCAGCAACTGACCGGCCGGATCATCGGCACCAAGGAATTCAACTACCAGAACGGCATCATGGCGGCCGCCCGCCACAACGCCGAATCCCTGATCCGCACCAGCGTGCAGTCCGTGAGCCAAGCGGCCCGGCTCGACACCCTCCGGGCCAATGCGGACGTCATCAAGGGCTACCAGGCCCTCGCCACCCTGGACGCCCGCACGACGCCCCTGTGCCAAGCCCGGAGCGGGATGGCCTGGTTCCTCGACGGCCGCCCGATGGAAGGGACGCCGATCGACTTTCCCGGCCCGCCCCCGTGGCATTACAACTGCCGGACGAACCTGATCCCCATCACCTACAGCTACCAGGAACTCGCCAAAAACAAGGATCTCGGCAAGAAGGTCCAGGCCGAAGTGGACAAGCTGCCCAAGGGCACGCAGGCCTCGATGGACGGCCAGGTCGCGGCCGACCTGAACTACGAGCAATGGCTCAAGGGCAAAGACGATACGTTCCAGAAGGCCATCCTGGGGCAACAGAAATGGCAGCTGTGGAAGGACAACAAGCTCTCGCTCCGGCAGCTGATCGACCAAAAGGGACGGCCCCTGACGATCCAGGAGCTGCGCGAACACATCGCCAAAGTCCCCCCGGCCGCGAGCGCCTGGCAGCCCAGCATGACGGTCGACCAGGCGGACCGTTGGAGCCAAGGCACCGCCCTGCCGGACAACCTGTACCACCACACCAGCCCGGACGCGGCCGCGAGCATCGAACAAGGCGGGTTCATCGTGGGGAACGGCAGTGTGTACGGCCGGGGCGTGTACTTGACGACCTCCCAGGATCCGCTGATCACCGGCGCCCGCGGCGTATCACTGACCGGGAAGGGCGCTGTCCTGACGACCCGGGTCAACGTCAAAAAAGTCTTCGAACTCCCCGGCAGCGTCACGACCCCCACGCGCTTCTTTCAGGCGTTACAGAAGATGGGCGCCACCGTCGATGAGCTGCAGGACGCCTCGGCCTTTCTGCAGAGCCGCGGGTACGATGCCGTCCGGATTAAGCGCGGGGTCGGTAAGCCCGACTTCTACACGATCCTGAACCCCCGGAACGTCACGACCGTGAAGCCTCCGACGGCGCCGATCCAACCGAAGCCGGTGCTGCCGAAGCCCACGCCCCCGCCGGAGCCCGCGCCACCCCCCAGGCCCACGACAAAGCCCTGGACCGCCAAGACCATCGGGCGGGAGTGGCACGACGTCGCCTTCCAGGACAGCGACCCCCTGACGCACCGCGCCATCCAGCATCTCCCCGGGTTGCGGATCAGCCGGGGCCCCACGGCCGAAGAGGCCGCCAAACGCCAAGTGTCGTACTACCGGATGGGCAGCCGGGAAATCATGATGCAGGCCAAATATCAAACGACTTCCCGCGACGGCCAGGCCGTCTGGCGCCATGAATACGGGCACCACGTCGACGCCATGCTGGGCAAGCAGGCCAAGGGCTACACGCGGTTCATTACCTCCACCGACGAGTGGAAGGCGATCTGGCGGGACGACGGCATCCGGGCCCTGCAGAACGGCAAGGGCCGGTTCCCGGAAGCCGTGGCGGCCCGGGACGCCACCACCCGGAAGGCACAAGGCTGGGTCGATGAAGTCACCAAGGTGGCGAACCGGGAAGGCGATGCCGCCGCGATGCGCCGGATCCGGGACATCGTGGAGGCCGAGGGCTTGACTTGGAGCGAGTGGGAGCGCTTCATGGACGAGAGCGTCACCCCGGCGATGCGGACCCTGGTCACCAAGGACAGCTGGCGACGCGCGCACCTCGAGGTGCTGGCGGCCTACCGGGACGGCGTGCTGACCGAGGGCCTATTTCGGCATTTCGCCTCGGCCCGGGCCTCGATGGCGGGCGTGACGATAATGGACACCCTGGGCGCCGCGACGAAGAACGCGATCGGCTACGGCCATAAGCCCGAGTATTACCGGGGGCGGAGCGGGACGACCAACCAGGGTACCGAAATCTTCGCCAACATTTATGCCATGTTGGCGAACCCGAACCCGATGTGGGGCCGATTCGCAGCCCGGTTTATGCCCCGGATGACCGCCAAAATCAGGGAGACCCTCGAGGCTCTCGGCGGGTAACGCCCGCAGGAGGATCCGATGCCCACCCCCCATGCCCCGACGATCGCGCCCCCGCCCGGACACAACGCCCCCGCGGGCTGCCCCCCCGGCACCCAGCCCCGAGGACCAGCGCCGGTCCGCTTTGGCGTGGAGGCTCATGCGCTGGCTTGCCAGCCGGGACGTGCGGTTTTACACCAGCCCCGGCGGCTACAAGATGTTTATCGCCAGCCCCGCCCGAAAGGACCCCGATGGACGAACTGACCCGACGGGAAAAACTGATCGCGGAATACGAGCGCCGCTGGGGGCCCGTCCCCATGTGGCTCGTCGGCACCGACAAAGACGGCTTCGACCAGCTCGCTGAAGCCATCCGCAAGAACCAGCCAATTAAGACCGATCTCGACGACGGCCAGGTTGCTTAGCCGCCCCGTTTCCAGCGGCCCGACTATTTGCTGCCTCCTTAGCGGCCCCCCGGAAGATTCGCGCCGCCCTTTGCGCCAGGCGCAATAATGTGCCGGACCATTTACCCCCAAGACCGGCCCTGTTTTTGGGCATTTTCGGCAGTTTTCAGCCCTCCGTGACGCCCCCGGATCCTTACCCGCCCCTTTGCGGCCCCCCGGAAGATTAGCGCCCCCGTTTACCACCGGCGCAATAATGTGCCGGACCGTTTGCCAGCCCCCGGATCCTTACCCGCCCCTTCGCTGACCGGCCGGAAATTCAATGCCCCGTTTGCTGGATCCTTCGAAATGTTGGCCGAACATGAGCCGGACGTTAGCCAGACGTTCCCCCTAACCTTCCCCCAGGGTTTCGGCCCTTTTGGCCCGTTTTCCAGCCCTCCGTGACGGCCCGGATCCTTAGCTGCCCCTTTGCTACCCCCCCGGATATTTGCTCCCCCATTTGCTGACCGGCCGAAAGTTTACTGCCCCTTTGCTGCCCAGCCGACCATGACCGGCCCATTTGCCAACCCGTAGCCGAACAACCTCCCCCCGGTTTTCCCCCCACCCG